TCGGATTCATCACCGGGACCAACAGTTCAAGGAATCCAAGAAAAAGATCGTCTGTGCCTGACCTCATCTTTAAATATAACGTGTGGTGGCCGGAGGGCGCGTCTGCCCTTGAGATCGAGCGCGAGTGCATTCGGCAGGGAGGCCGCTGGACGGTCAAAGGCAAGGAGCGCGGGGCGGGGTTGTTCGAGCATTTCAAGGCTTTTTTTGATTTGTGCTGGCCGGAAGATCATCACAACCGCTGGAGCGATTTAATCTTGAGCAATCTGGTCACAAACCGGTTGACGGTCGTGGCTGGGCCGAAAAACAGTCAAAAAACGAGGACGGGGGCGAAGTGGGCGCTGACCAAGTATTGGGCTTCGCCGTCGGACACGCAGGTTTTGCTCACCAGCACCGACCGGCGCGGATTGCAGCAACGCATTCTGGGCGACATCAAAAGTCTTTTCGAGCGGGCCAGGAGAATTCATTCGCAGTTAGAGGGAAATTTCGTAGAGGCGCACGACGCCATTTTTACCGACGCCCTTTCGACCGGGGAAGGAACAAGGGACTGGCGGCGCGGCATCATCGGCGTGCCCATCCTGAGCAGCACCGGGGATTTTCAAGGGCTGGCCATCAAGAATTTTGCCGGGATTAAGCAGGAACATCGCGTTTTGCTGGCGGACGAGATTCAGTTCGTGCCCGTTGAATACTTGAAAGTTCTTGACAGTCTTGACGATGGCGATTTCGCCGCGTGTATGCTGCTCAACCCGATAGCGGGCAACGGCAAGGCCGGGGACATGGTCAGCGAACCCATCCACGGTTGGGGTAGTATCGGTGAAGTGACTAAGACCACGACCTGGAAGAACAAGTATGGCGGCGTTACCGTGCAGTTGGTGGGGACGGACAGTCCCAATTTCGATATTCCGCTGGTCCATTATTACAAGAATTTGATTGATCGCAAGATGGCCGACGCGGTGGCGAGCCGTCCCGGAGGGAAGGACAGCCGGGAATGGTGGAGTCTCATCATGGGCGTGCGCAAGAGCGGCGTGTTGGATTATCGAGTGCTGACGGTGGAGTTGGTTGAGAGCAATCACGGGTTTGACGATTGCAAATGGGAGATGGAACCGGAGATCAAGGTCATCGGGATAGACGCCGGGTTCGGGGGCGATCCGTGCATTCTGACCTGGGCCATGTGCGGCAAGGAAGTGGGCAAGGGTCAGGTGATGCGGTTTGGGGATCAGGAAGAAATTCCGATTGTGATCAGCCCGGCTTTGACCCCGGAAAAACAAATTGCGCTTTACGTCAAGAAACGGTGCGATGAACTGGGCGTGGCGCCGGAAGGAGTGTTCGCCGAATGCGGTATGCGGGCCACACTGATGCAGGAAATGGCGCTGATAGTCGGTGTGGGTGTCAACGCGGTCAACGCGGGCGGGCCGGCCACACAAAGGCCGGTTCACAACGAATTTTACATTGACGATGAAAAGACAGGTCAAAAACGGCTCAAGACCTGTTACGAGCATTACAGCAAATTCGTCACCGAATTAAGTTTCACCGTGCGGGAATTGGTCATTGGCGGGCAGGCGCGGAAATTCCCCATTGGAGCGGCGGAAGAATTCGAGCAGAGAGAATCCCGGGACGTGTACAACAACCGGATTGAGCTTGAGACCAAGCGGGAATACAAAGAGCGCATGGGCGCGGGCAGCCCGAATTTATCGGACTCGGCAGCTATAACGGTGGAGGGCGCGCGCCGGATGGGGTTTGTGTTGGAACGGGTCAGCGACGGGACGGGCCAGGGTAAGGCCCCGGAGCGGGACTGGCTGGGGGACGCCGCGGACGAACAGGAAAAACTCGAATCAGAACGCGAATTGATCTACGATTAGCTGACTATGAATAGAAACGAAACTCCTCCGGGCGGATTTCAATTCCATCAAGCGCAATCGGGCTGGTCCGCGCCAACACCAGTGGCCAGCACCTTTAACCAGACCGTTGAACTGATCATCCAGCATCGCCGGGCTAATCCGGCCATGACCGCGCAGCACAAGCTCAGTCTGGACCCTGGCGCGGTCGGCACCGAGCTTGAGTCTTACACGGCGCGGAGATTGGGCCTGCCGGACCCAAAACCGGCTCCGGCACCGCCAACACGGCAGTCGATGTCGGGCAAGGTTGTTCAAGCTGTGGCAGACGTTAAAAAGCTGGCGGCGGGCGCGGCAGTCCTTTTTGAGTGGCAACAATCCGGCGACCCGCCAGTGGATCAGGAAGTGGCTAATCAGCGAGCAGTGATTTGTGCGACTTGTCCCAAGAATGAGGCAGCGGGATTCTCGCGTTATTTCACTGCGCCGGTGCAAGCTATCATTATGAAGCAGTTCGAGCGGTTGCATAAAATGAATCTAAAAACGCCTAGTGACGATAAGTTAAATGTTTGCCAGGCGTGTATCTGCCCGCTCAGGGGCAAGGTATGGGTTCCGTTGTCGTTGATTTTAAAACGGCTAAAACCGGAAGAACGCGCGGAGCTTGATCCTCGTTGCTGGATCACGAAATAGATGAGCGACAAGAAGAAATGGCCGCTGGAGCAGGCGAAAGCCGTGGCCGTTGAATTGCTTTCTTACTTGCACGGCTTTTGTGAGCGGGCGCAAATCGCGGGCAGCATCCGGCGCGGCAAGTCTCTGGTGGGAGATATTGAGATTCTTTACATCCCCAAGATGGAGATGCGGAAAACGGATATGTTTTCGGCCCATGAAGTTGACCTGGCTGAAATTAAGGAGGGAAACACACTGTTGGAAACATTTGCAAAGCGTGTCAGCGATGCAATTACAGTAAACAAAATAAACCGATCATTGCCGTTGTTCCAAATGGTCAACGTCTCTTAATCTGATGACCATTCTCTTGGCGTATATTTGCGTGACTGGTGGGCCAAAGACCCACGAACTGGCCGCGCGATTCGTCGGGTCCTACTTAACTCACCCACCAGGAATTGAACACCAAACTGTGGTTGTCTGTAATGGCGGTCCACTTTCAACTGAAACGGCCCTGTTGTTCCTGCCGCTGGACGTAAAATTTTTTCCAAGGGAAAATGACGGCGGTTGGGATGTGAGCGGATTCCAAGATGTAGCCAAGAATTTCCAGTCAGATATGCAGGTAAATTTTGGTGAGAGTTGCTACCTGCACCGCCCCGGCTGGCTTCGGCAGCTTGCTCAAGCGTGGTCTGTTTTTGGCCCTGGGTTCTATGGCGTGTTCTCAAGTCATGCCGTTCGCGCTCACCTGAACACGAACGCTTTTATGTGCGCGCCGAAGCACTTGACTGAATATCCAGCGGTGCGGACGCATCGTGAGCGCTATGAGTTCGAGCACGGGCCGGACGCGCTGTGGCGGCGGCTGGACAGGAAAGGGGTGCCGGTGCGGTTGGTGACCTGGGACGGGACCTGGGCCAAGGGCGACTGGCGCAAGCCGGCCAACATCCTGTCCCGTGGCACGCAGGAAAATTCCCTCGTATTTTGCATTCATAACGAGAGATACTGGGCTGCTGATCCGGCGACGAAGCGGAAATGGGCCAGTTACAGCGATGCGCCTTTCCATTGACATCCTCCCCGGCCTGAAGGCGCGGGGATTCCTTGAATACAAATATGCTAGACATTTGCAGAGCTAGGTTGGTTGACACTTCGACGAGCATGGCGCGCCGAGGCCGAAGCCTTGGCGTGACTGATATGCTCTCCATGTCCTTTAACCGGCTGTCCACCGGCAAATTGAAGAATGTTTTTCGCGGCATTCTGATCTCTGTCCAAATGCTCGCCGCAGTTTTCGCATTTGAACTCGCGCACTTCCAAACCAAGGCTGCTGTGTATGTATCCGCAGGAATTGCACCGCCTGCTGCTTGGGAAGAATCTGTCTGCTACGCGCAACTCGCGGCCATACCAGGCACACTTGTAAGTCAGCATCGAACGGAACTGCCCAAAGCTGGCGCAACTGATATGCTTTGCGAGTTTGTGGTTCTTGACCATGCCGCGCACGTTCAAGTCCTCGATGGCCAGAACATCGAACCGGCGCACCAAATCTGTGGTGAGCTTGTCCAGTGTGTCCTTCCGGCAGTTGGCGATCTTGGCGTGCAAACGAGCCACTTTCAACCGCTGCTGATTCCAACGGCCACTGCCCTTGATGCGACGGGCGAGAACCCGTTGCAATCTCGCCAGCCTTGCGGCGTGGCGGGCAGTGTGGCGTGGGTTTGCCATCCGCTCGCCGTTACTCAAGGTTGCGAGCCGACTGATTCCAAGGTCAATCCCGACCATGCTTCCTGTCTTTGGGAGCGCGGCCTTGGCTGGTTCGTCCAGACAAAGACTCACGAAATAGCGTCCATCCCTGCCCTTGGTTATCGTGCAGGTAGTAGGCTCGCTCGCGAAACCGCGACTCCATTTGACATGAAGCCGACCGACTTTGGAAATTGTGAGGTTGCGGTTTGCCGCATCCCATTTGAAACCGCCAGAATGGTATTCGGCGGATTGCTTGTCGTGCTTGGAAGCAAACCTTGGATAGGCTGTCCGCTTGGCAAAGAAATTGGAGAACGCAGTTTGCAAGTGCCGCAATGCCTGCTGCTGTGGGATGCTGGACGATTCACGCAGAAAAGCAAACTCGCCGGTATTACGATGTTTAGTCCAAGCCGCGCTGCTGGCGTTGTAATTGACCGGCTTGCCGTCTTTGAAGCTGTCCGTGCGGAGGCGCAAGGCAAAATTGTAGGCGTGCCTGACACAGCCGAACTCCCGCGCCAGTTGCCGCGCTTGGCGGTCTGTCGGGTAGCATCGGAATGTCATGCGAACTTTCACTTGCAAGAATCTACTCCGTCTTGTAAGGTTTGTCCAATGCTAATTTCAACAACTGAAAAAGCCGGGCTAAAGCCACGGGGTTTTCAACCCATAAGGAATGGATAATGAACGAGCCTATCCACATCATCAGCCTTGGGGCTGGAGTTCAATCGTCAACCGATGCGCTCATGGTTTCAGAGGGTGAACGCGGCCCTATGGTGTTGTGTGCGATCTGTGCAGACACCAAAAGAGAGCCTGGCAGCGTGTATTTGTGGCTCGCTAAACTTTGCGGGTGCGTTGTTCAGTTTCACGCAGACGGCAGGCCGTTTGTTGAACCTGGAATTTATTCATCCGGGATGCTCAAGTTTCCGGTTCACATCGTAACTGCCGGGGATATTGTAGAGGATGCCCTGCGCGTCCGGCAACGGCTCGATGGCAAAGGTTCATGGGTGCCTAGTGGCGTGCCTCATTATTCGATTAACGCGGACGGAACGCACGGCCACGGGCCAAGGCAATGCACGCATGATTTCAAAATAGTTCCCATCGAAAGAGAATTGCGCCGCTTGATCGGGCGAGAGAAAATGTCGGCATGGAGGAAAGTTCACAAAACCGCCCTCAAAGAGATTTCAAAATATCAGAAAGCCTTGGCCATTTGGAAACGCAATAGGAAACTAGACCCACTGCTTTTGCCTCCGACGTTTCCAAGTCGTGAATTCGATGAGTGCCAAGCTGACCCGTTAGCTATACAGCGCATTGGCATCAGCACCGATGAGGCGTCCAGAGCGAAACCTTCGCGTGTTCCTTACTTGGTTCATATCTGGCCCCACCTTGACCACGGCACAAATAGGGATGGCTGCATTGAATGGCTGGCGAAGCGTGGATTGGAAGCTCCTAAATCCGCCTGCGAATTTTGCCCCTACCATGATGACGATGAATGGATTTGGTTGCGGGACATGGAGCCGGAAAGTTTTGAGAGGGCGGTAAAATTTGATTACGCTTACCGAGCCGCCAAAATACAGACGGTTTCAATCAAAGGCTTTGAACCCTTCATCCACCCCAGCCGACTGCCCTTGGACAAAGTCAAATTCAAAAAGTCGCACGGCAAACAACTAACCATGTTTAACAACGAGTGCGAAGGGATGTGCGGGGTATGAAAACTGCCGTTTTTTTTCATACTCGGTTGAGCGGCGGTTACAATGTCGATTCGGGTGCGGCGGTGGAGCCCGGTTGGGGCCGGTCCCTTTTCTTGGAGCAAATGGCGGTTCTGGTCAAGAGCGGGTTGGCCGAGGCCGCCCAAGAATTCTTCATTGGTTTCAATGGGAGCCGCGGGGACTGGGCCTTTGTCTGTGACAATACTCCCGCCAAGGCCAAGATATTGCAGCACGGGGAGAACGCCCGGAGCTTGTTGCCGACGATGCGGTTTTTGCAGGACTGGTTGCCGGGCCACGAGGATTGGGCGGTGTTCTTTTCGCATGCCAAAGGAGCGTGTCATCCGAATGATCCTCTTACGACCCGGTGGCGGAATTGCATGACGCGGCATTGCATCACGAACTGGCGGCGGTGCGTGGCCGATTTGGAGGCCGGTTACGACGCGGTAGGTTGCCACTGGCTTCACAACAGGCCGAATGACCCAAACGCGGACAGGTGGGGGGCCAACAGCTACTTTGGCGGGGTGTTCTGGGGCAGCAAGGCCAGGTATCTATTGACTCTGCCGCCGTTGCCGGACCTGGCGACGGATCGGCACTCGTTTTATCTGCCCGAATTGTGGCTGGGCAATGGCAAGCCCAAGGTAAAGGACTACGCCCAAGGGCACGCGATTGGAGCCTGTCCGTGAATGTGACCATCATTATGCCATTCTCGCGCGCGCACAATGCCGAGGCGATCAAGGCGTCCTTTGTTTCCGCCTGTGACGGGTTCAACGGCAAAGCCAGGCTGATTGCCGTTTGTTCCGATGAGGCGCACGTCGGTTTATTTGACGAATCGGTGCTGACTTTTTTGCCGCCGGGTCTGGACTGGTGCTATTTCAAATGCAATCAAGCCTTGGAAAATTTGCAGCCGTCCAGCCCCGAAGATTATTTCGGTTTTGTGTGCGACGACGATCTTTATGAGCCGGGCTTTTTCGCGTCCCTGGAACAACTGATCGGGGCCAGCCGCCCGCGAGTTATTGTCGTCAACATGAAGCGATGGTTTCACGAGGTCGCTGTGCGGGATGAATTGTCGGCCTGGCCGGATTCGATGCGGGTTGGGTTGGTGGGTTTGGAGCAATTCTACATTCGGGGCGACATCATGGGGCGGTGGCGGTTCAACCAAAATGTCTCGCACGGCGACGGAGATTTGATGGCGCGACTGCACGCGGAGATGCCCCACGATTTCGTTTTCTTCCGGCACTTGTTCGTCCACTGGAACAAACTTCCCGCATGACAACCGCACCCAACAAGAGTAAGAGTCAATTTATGAAATGGGACAAAGTTGGTGATGTAGAAGAAATTGTCTGGTTCTTAAGAACGAATGATTTAACCCGCGGGGCAAACCGGGAGAAGATCAACCGACTCTTTAATGGGGGACTTCCGTACAGTAAAGCGCAAGAAGCTGAAAATTCAGTTAGTGTCAACCGCAATTTCCTGACTGGCCCAAACATTCTCACATCGGGGCGAGGTCAATGGAACAATGCTTTCCTCAAGCAAAAGACCTATTTCGGGGTCAGTCTTGATTCCGGTCCGGTCAACAAGCGGCAAGAGGCCGGGGCCATCATCACGCGCAACATCAATCGGCAGTTGAAGAAATGCCGGGCGCAGATGGAGCAAATCCGGGCCGAAGGCGCACAAGTTATTTTACACGGTATCGCGCCTAGCGGATTTAAAGACCGGCGCTGTCCCATTCTAACGTCTTTGCCGGTTGCGAGTCTTCTTATTCCTGATGAAACTGATTTGGATTTTGAGAACCTAGAGTATTTCGCCGTATTCCGGGAATGGACGCCCTACCAACTTTACGCGCTAACGCACGGGCCGAAGGTTGATCCTGGTTGGAACATGGAAGCCGTCCAAGCTGAGTGGGATTATGTTAAAGAACAGACCCGAAAAGAATTGCCCGGTAGCAACACCTTGCAATTTATGCCTGAAAGAATAATGGAGCTTGAAAAACAGGCTGCTCTTTGGGGCACAACCGCCGTGCCGACGGTGGACGTGTGGGATTTCTACTTTCGCGAGGCTGAGGACGGGCAAGGTTGGTATCGGCGCATCATGCTGGATTGGGGCGCGGCTGAGGGCGGTCTGAACGCGAACAGCGCCCAGCCTGAGAGCCGAAACGGAGCAGGCGAAAAAGATTACGGCGGGTTTCTTTACACCAGCGGCCAGCGTAAGTACGCCAACAGCCTGAGCGAGATTTTACAGTGCCAATTTGGGGATTGCAGCGCTGTGGCGCCGTTCAAGTATCATTCCGTGCGGAGCCTGGGCTGGCTGCTGTGGGGCGTGTGCGAGATCGAGAACCGGTTGCGCTGCCGATTCACCGAAAACATGTTTATGAACATGATGTGGTGGTTTAAGTGCGCCAGCGGCGGGGACATGGCGCGGGTCAAGAAAGCCATGTTCGAGCAGATCGGGGTCATTCCCGCCGGCATAACGATGATGACGGAGAACGAACGGTTTAAGCCCGACGAAAAGTTGTGGGCGGTTATGGTGGAGCAGATTGAAAAAACCATGAATCAAAGCGCGGGATCGTTCATGGGCAACCCGGCTGACATTGGCAAGGAAGAGACAGCCACGGGCACAATGGCGCGCGTTCACAGCGTTGGCCAGATGATGGGGGGGATGCTGACACTGGCCTACGAATACAGCAAATACAAGTATCAGGAACAGAGCCGCCGGTTCTGCATCAAAAACAGCCCGTATCAGATGGTGAAAGATTTTCGGCTGGCTTGCCTCAAAGACGGCCTGGACGCGGAAATGCTGGATTCGAGCCGGTGGAACATCGAGCCAGACCGGGCTTTGGGCGACGGCAATAAGATTTTGGAAATGGCCATCGCGCAAGGTCTGGAAAACATCAGGAAAAACGCGACACCGGACGGGCAACGGCTCATTGACCATCAGTACGTCGTGACGCTGACGGACCGGCCCGACCTGGCCGAGGCGCTTTTTCCATTGCAAGGCCAGAAGAAGCTCAGTCCGAGCAGTCACGACGCGCAACTGGCCGCCGACAGGATTCTGCGCGGGCTGCAATTCGCCATTCCGTCCGAGGCCGTGCCGGAAGATTACGTCATGGTCTGGCTGGGCGACATGGCGGCCGTCATCAAGCAGATTCAAGGGACGGGCAACGTCGGCACGATGCCGGAACTTTTGGGCCTGGCCAACCTGGGCCAGCACATCGGGCAAGCCATTGGCCTGATGGCGAGCGGGCATGGCAAGGAGCCGGGGCACGGCCAGAAACGGGGCGAGGCCGAGGACATGCACAAGATCAAGCAGTATAAGGACGCCCTGGGCAAGATGATGAACCTGGTCAAAGGCTTCGCGCAACGGCTCCAAGAGCAGCAGCAAAAGGGCAACGGGCACGGACTCGACCCGGAGAAGATGGCCAATATTCAGACCGATCAAATGAAGGTCAAGGCCAAAATTCAACTTGGTCAGGAGAGCCACGCGGCCAAGACCGCGCAGCGGCAGGCTGCATTTGAGCTTGAGCAACGGCGGAAAGACCGTGAAAGCGAGGCGGAAACCCGGCGCCAGAATCAGCGGACGGGCCAGGAGATCGCGCATAAACACCTGGACAAACTGCTGGACGCCCACCACCGAATGCTGGGCGAAGGCGACGAAAGGACTCAACAGGATTAAAGTTCCCCGGCCTAAAGGCACGGGGATTTAGCCGAGTCCTTCACCAACACCAAATCGCCATGCGGAACGCACGATTCAGAGTCAATATCGACAGACCCGATGCTTTTAGCGGCTTTAATGCTCGCCGTCTCCGAAGCGTTGCACGCTATGGAGACAGACCGCGCCCGGATGTTCTTCGAGGCTTGGCGGTCTGCGTCGTCCTTGTGGCCGCACTTCTGACAACAGAAGCGCAAGCCTTTCCGGTTCGATGCCGAGACATGGCCGCAGGCACTACACCCACGGCTTGTGTTGCGGGGGCTGACGGACTCCAATTCGATTCCGACAGCAGCAGCCTTATAGGCGATCTTGAATCGCATATCGGCATACGGCCAGCGGTGAACTTTGGAACGGAGGTCTTTCCCCTTGCTCAGAGAACTGTCTCGAATGTTCTCCAAGTTCTCGACCACGATGCGCCTTGCTCCAACCTCAACCGCGTAGCTGACCAGTGCCTTACTTGCCGTGTGGAGCAAGTGCGCGGTTACGGCAGCCTCATGCCCGGACATCCTTCGCAGGAGCCTCCGGGCACTTCTGGTGCCAACCGACTGGACAGCGGCGCGGGTGCGCCGGATACAAGAACGACGGTGATTCAACACCCCGCCGTGGAAGAAAAATGGTTTGGCGTTTGCCGAGTTGGTAGCGACCAGCATTCGCTTGATGCCGAAATCACAGCCGACAATGCAGCCCTCGGACTTCGGTTCGGGAATCTCGACTTCGTGAGCCAAGCAGAGAAACCACTGGTTGCCTATACGCTTGATCTTGGAGTCTTTCCAGTCGCCCTCTGGCAGTGGGCGGGAATCCACGACGGTCAGAAGTTCCCCCCAAAGTGTGATGCCTTTTTTGGTGCGATTGAAATCCCGCTTCCATACCGTCGGGATAACGGCACGGGAAAACTTCGCAAGCCTCCAACGCTTGTTCGCCTTGGCGGTCTTGTAGGTGGCGCAGACGGTTTTGCAGAGGGAGCAGGCAAGTTGGGAAGGCAGCCCCATCTCTCGGAGGTTGGCGTAGTGAGCTTTTGCCAGTCGATTCGAGTTCAACTCCTCGGTCTTGAAGGCAATATCGGAAAGCCAGTTTGCAGCTTTCAGCCAAACAGCAAGCAATCCGTCAGCTTTTGTGCTGCCGGAAATCTTGAGCTTGACTGTGCGGATTGCTTTCACTACATTGAAGGCTACTACAAAGAAAAAACAATGTCAACCGAATTGCGAAGCGTGAAAAACAAATAAGTCAATGCAGGATATTTCTCAAATTACAGCGTGCTTGATTTCGTCGGGATTATTCCAGCCTATGGCGCATATTTTAGCCACGAAATGCAAAAGGGTTTTAATCTGGTCGCCGGATGAAAGAGATTTTCCGTCCGTGAAACAGGCCAGCATGGGCAGCGGCTTTCCCGACATCGAACGGGTGCGGGAGTTTTGGCCGTTGAAGAACGAAATAAGTTGCTTCGTTTTTCCCGATGTCTCCATGCCCGGCCTGCAACTCGAATTGGAGTCCCAAGGATACCCCGTTTGGGGAAGCCGCAACGGGGTTGATCTGGAATTGAAGCGGGAACGGTTCATGGAGGTCTTGGGCGAGATCGGTCTGGACGTGCCGCCGTTCCATGTCTGTGCTGGCATGGACGAACTCCGGGCCTATCTCCGGGACAATGAAGATCAATTCGTCAAGATCAGCCGTTTCCGGTTCGACATGGAAACGCACCATTGGCGGAACTGGGCGATGGACGAGAGCTGGTTGGATTGGCTTGCTTACAGCTTAGGGCCGGTCAAGGACGTGCTTCGGTTCCTGGTCTTTGCCAAGATCGAGACCGATCTTGAAATCGGTGGCGACACGTTCAATGTGCGCGGGCAATGGCCGGGGCTGATGCTGAACGCTTATGAGTACAAGGATTCCACCTTGTTTTCGGCTGTGACCAAGCGCGAGGAAATGCCGGAACAGATTCAGGAAATAATGACGGCACTGACACCGTACTTGACCGAGTGCAATTACCGGAACCAGATCAGTTTCGAGGACAGGGTCAAGGGCGACAAACATTACTTCATAGATGCCACGATGCGCGGAGGTATGCCGAGTTCTGGCAGTCAGCAGCTTCTTTGGGGCAACTTTCCTGAGATCGTTTGGGCCGGAGCAAATGGGGAACTGGTCGAGCCGGTGCCGTGGGCAAAGTTCAGCTTGGAGTGCATGGTGACGGCGGAAGCCGGGGACGCGCCGTGGATAAAATGCGAGTTTGACCAGGCACTTTTCCCGTGGCTTCGGCTTTCGGATTGCGCCCTTATCAATGGCATTCACTGTTTCCCCCAAGAAGAATCGCATGGAGGGGAACTGGGTTGGTTGGTGGCTCTTGGGGATAGCCCGCAGGAAGTCTTAGACGAGGCAAAACGGCTGGCTGATTTGCTCCCGGACGGGTGCGATGCCAAGTTGGAAAATCTGGTCGGCCTCATCAAAGAAGTCGAAACCGGAGAGAAAGCGGGCGTGCCTTTTACCAGTTATCCAATTCCAACTCCCGGAGAAGTAGTTGCCGAATGATATGAACCCGCTCCCAAACCTGCCGCCAGTTCAGTCCGCGCCCGCGCCAGCCCCGGCCCATGACCATACCGTGCGCGAGGGCCAGACCTGTCCGACCTGCAACCGGGTCAAGGAATACGCTACGACCAAGCCGGGCGTGATGCCGGGGAAAGGCACCAAAATCCGTGTCATGGCGACCAAGAGCCGGGGCCGGAAACAGGCTAAGGACGCACGAAAGGTGCGTTTCTATTAACATGAAAAGACGCAATTTTTTAACAGCAAGTATGGTTGCCGCTCCGTTCCCTTGGTTCGGGGGAAAGTCTCGCGCTGCGGAGCTTATCTGGAGCCGTCTTGGACCGGTCTCGAATTACGTCGAGCCTTTCGCGGGATCGTTGGCCGTGCTGCTAAATCGACCGCACCCTCCCAAGGCAGAAACCGTAAACGATCTGGACTGCTACCTTGCAAACTTTTGGCGTGCCGTCGCCGCCGTGCCCGAGGAAGTGGCGCGCTGGGCGGATTGGCCGGTAAATGAAGCCGACCTGCACGCCCGGCATACCGAGCTAATAGCCGCGAAAACCGCGCATCGAGAGCGGATGCTGACGGAGCCGGATTATTTTGACGCACGGCTTGCTGGGTGGTGGGTATGGGGGCAGTGCGCGTGGATCGGAACTGGGTGGACTGTAGAGAAATCTAGGCAATTGCCGCACCTCGGGGACGCGGGGCGCGGTGTGAACCGGCAGTTGCCGCACCTTGGGGACGCGTGTCAGGAGTATTTCCTGACTCTCTCACGCCGCCTGCGCCGCACGCGTGTGGCGTGTGGTCATTGGGACCGCGTGCTCGGTGATAGCGTGACTTGGAGGCATGGCATGACAGGGATTGTGCTAGACCCTCCTTACGACCAGGGTGAGATGGAATACGCCTCGCACACGGGCCTTTCGAGCGAAGTGCGTCACTGGTGTCTTGAGAACGGAAATCACGAACTTTTGCGCATCGCGCTGTGCGGTTTGGAAGGGGAACACGATTTGCCAGGCTGGGATTGCGTCCCGTGGAAAGGTCGAGGCGGCTACGGCTCACAGCGATCCGAAGGAAAGAACGAAAACCGAAAACTTGAACGCATCTGGTTCTCTCCAAATTGCGTGCCGGCCTATGACCTTTTTTTCAAAGTAGCCCACTACCAATAATATGCTTCGTTCACCCCGCGTTAAATTTGTTACAGGCCCGCACAAGGCTGCGTTTGAAACCATCGTTGCCAGCCAAGCCTTTGAAGAAGCGACTCTGGCCGCCCTACTCGAGTACCAAGCCAGTCTGCCGCTGGATTGCGACTTGAATCAAGCTGTTGCAGCTCATAACCAGATGGTGGGCGCGCGCCGGTTCCTGGACACGCTTTGTTCCATCCACAAACCCGAAACCGTCCATAAACAGGCCGAACAAACCGGCTTGGACGAAACAGCAGGAGTATAACCTATGTCAGCCGCATTAGCCCCGCCCCCAGCCGCCCCAGCGCCAGCAGCCGCCCCGCCCGCTTCGACGCCACCAACACCCTCTTCCGCGCCGCCAGCGCCTTCTCCTGAACGAAGAGGCGGTTCGCTCCGGGAAGAAATCGGCGCGGACTTTGACGAGGCGGATAAGCCGCGTGAACGCGGCCCGGATGGCAAGTTCAAGCCCGCCGACTCGAAACCGCCTGACCCAAAACCAGTCGAGCCGCCACCCGAACCGAAGCCCGGTGAAGTCACGCCGCCGGCTCCGGAAAAGCCCAAAGGCCAGGAACGGACGGCGGATCTGCGCGCCAGCCGTGATAATTGGCAGCGCAAAGCGACTGAGCTTGAGCCGAAAGTGGCTGATCTTGAGCGGCAACTGGCCGAGTTTCGCGCCAAACCGCCCGTGGACCCCGGCCCGATCCAAGCGCAACTAAAGTCGTTGCAGGACGAAAACGCCCGGTTGCAGGAGACGGTCAGGTTCACGGCCTATAAAGAGTCCAGGGAATATCTGGAAACGGTTAGGAAACCGCTGGATGACGAATGGGCGGCGACGGCTGAGGACATCAATGGGTTCACGGTCGAATTGGCCGATGGCACCAGCCGCCCGGTGACGACCACCGACATCATGCGTCTGGGCGATGCCAACCTGAACGGCAAACAGCGCCAAGACCTCGCCCGGGAATGGTTTGGGGATTCTGCCGCGGCGATCCTTGCGCACGTCAATAATCTGCGCCATTTGTCCACCAAAGAAGCTCAAGCCGTGGCCAATGCCAAAACCAAGGCGGGCGAGCGCCAGACACAAATGACCACGGCCAGGACGCAGCAGGACGCGGCTTTGGGCAATGAATATGTCCAGTCGCAGACCGCGCTCGCTACGAAATATCCGAAATGGTTTGGGCCGGACCCGGCTGATGCGCCCGGAAACGAATTGCTCACCAAAGGCTTTCATTACGCCGATGCGGTGTTCAACAATGCGCCGGTCAAACAGGAGAACGGGACAATGGCCCCGCTGACGCCGCAACAGCGCGTGCGCCGGCTGGCCGTCATCCGGGCCAAAGCCGCCAATCACGACCGGCTCGCGGCCAGGGTCAAGACCATGCAGCAAACCATAGCTGATCTAGAATCGGATTTGGCTGAATTCGGCAAGTCTGTCCCTGGTGGCGGCACCGCTTCCGCTCCGGGCGCGGCACCCAAGTACAAGAGCCTGACTGACGAAATCAACGCGGACTTCGAGGCCGCAGACAGGAAACGGTAATGACCGATCAGCCCTACATGGATTGCACCCGGCCCATCACCCAGGTGCGTCCTTTGCGCGGCCAGGTCTTGGTCGAACTGTTACCGGCCCCGTTCCAGATCGGGAGCATCTCGCTCCCGCCACAGACCAAACACCGGGCCGGGGCTGGGGGCGCGCTGGTCCGGGAAATGGAGAAATACCCACTTTTGGAAGGGTTGGTCAGAGCTGTAAATCCAACGCCGGGGGAAAAACCGGAAATTGTTCTTGGAGATCGAATCTTATGTCGCTTTTATGCCGGAAAGAATTTACGACACGCCGGAAAGGAGTGGAAGTTGCTTAAGCTGACTGACCTTGAAGGGGTTTTTGTTTGACCCCGACCCGATCCTGGGCCAGATTTGAACCGTCAGAATTGTTTGTTCTGGTGTGTTTGCCCCGGCTGCTGAGTGGTAGCCGGGGTTTTTATTGTTTTGCTCATGGCGTCTTTGCCTGTGACTGGCGGCATAGGCGCGATTGTAGGCTGTGAATTTTTCAGGATTGCGCAGTCGTGCTCGACGTTTGTGTTCTCTCCAATACGTTCTTTTTTGGTCTGCCGCCGAGCTTTCCGTTGCGCCGGGCCGCTCTGATTTTGGCCATTGATTTTGATTTTCCACCGACACGCCCACCGCGTCGGCCAAGAATAACTGCGTGTTTGTTTGGCATATCATTAACCCAAACAATACAGATTGCGCTTTGGGTTTGCCAGAAAAATCGTAAAAAAAGAATTTGACGAATCAAATCACCAGTTCTAAGTTCGCATCACAAAGTCCGCTGGTAGCAATACCTGGGCGGACAATGCCGAGTCCAATCTCGGAAGTCTGCGACGACTTCATCTCGAAGCGCGGTTTCAGACAAATCCCAAAATGGCCGAGCAAGGATGCCGGCCAAAGCGGGCCGCAAACGCCGTAGCGGTTCGCCTTAAAATGCGGCCTGGGTTCCCAACTCAGGATGAGGGTTCGCTCCTCACGAACGGCATGTCCCAACGCAGAACGTGTGTCGTTGCGGTATGTGCCGATTTCCGACCTGTCTGCAAAATTTAATTCCTGTTAAGAGAGAGAAGAAGCATATCGATTGCCGAGCGTTTAGTGATATTTTGAGCCGCCGCGCGGAACATTTGGATTCCGAAATTATCGTTGACCTTCATCCCCAAGACGGTTGGATTGGGCATGTGGCGACCGGCAAATTTCCCGCTGAACAAGGCGTTCAGCACACCTTAACGTAAGTCAGGGGTGCTTTTTGCGAGTAACGAACAAAATCGCAAGATGAAAAATCCAGGAAAATCGGTGAACGCTAAAGCCAATGGCCAAGCCAATACCGAGGCGAGCCGGGACAACCCGGAAGCCGTAACGAGTCAGTGTGGCAGAGCGAGAGCCTGCCGCCGCGCTGGAAGCCGAATTACAGGCTAAGATGGACTCTGACCCTGCTGGAAACAGCAGGAGCTTGGCAGAAATGACCAAGCCGCTCCGGGTGGAGTAGTAACAAATTGTTGACCGTTTCAACCAGGTCTGGCCTGATTTGAGTTCGCCGTGGACGCCGATTACGACGCAGGGTTGTGTCGGGAACCCGTGCGATCCGCCGTTGACCAAGATCGGGATGGGGTTCACGCGGTACAGCTACCAATTGTTCCAGAGGACGTATGGGACGGACCTGTTTTGTTTCCCGCAGATATTGAGTGCGGACCGGGCCAAGGAACAATTCGCGCACGTCGTCGAGACATTGCGCCGTAGCACGAGCATCATCCACAGTCATCGCGCGCGGTTGCAGGCGTTGCAATGGGCCGGGCAACAGTGGAGTTGTGCCGCTAACGGTTTGCAACCGATTGGCCAACTGGGCGTGGCGGCGGGTTATTGGGACCCGACGCAGACCGTATACAATTTGCCGACGTTGCCCACGAGCAAGATCACGGCGAAACATTTGATGCGCCGGGTGCATCCGCAGATATTGTTGGGGGCATTGCGGAGGAAGATCGTTGGGAACAAGTATCAGAGCGATTCCAAAGACTACGGGAGCCAGCCGATGTTGGAATTCGCGTATGACATGGAAGGGATTTGGGAAATTACGGAGGGCAACCCGGAACTGACCGATCATTGGCGGTACAGTGAGTTTAACAGCACCGACGCCAAGGCGTATTACAAGTACGGCTGGCAGGGGAGCGTGGGCAATTACGGGATTCGGCCCGATGTCATGCCGTTGCGGTTCACGAACCTGCAAACGCAGAACGCGGACGGGACGCATCAGTTGCAACTCATTTTCCCCTATACCAACGTCAACGCGACCGAGGGCATCAAGGAACAGCCGCAGCAGATTTATCAGGATGCGCCCATTCAGGTGAACTTCATCTGGCACCGGATGGTGATGATCAAGCTGACGCGGGAGAGCACCAGCATCAATCCCGAAATGCCGTTTGCCATGTTGGATTTTGGCGGCAAATGGATGTTCGCGATGAATAACCTGGGTGATTGCCTGCAAAGCGACGGCCTCTATCACGCCATCGACAATTCCTGGGGCAACAAGGGCCGGTTCCAAAGCTGGTTCAGCGACGCTTACAAGGTGGAATATCCCGAATTGGCGGAAGTGTTCTGGTGCCTGCGCGAACCGGCCTGCATCGTGGACTCGCCCCGGTGCGCTCCTGACCCTGGCTACCCTGCCGTCAGCTATGCCAGCGCCAACGCGCCTTGCGCGCCGTCGCCTATCGTCATTACCGAGTTGCCAGTGCTCAATCCGGGGACTTCAACCTACGAAATTGCGATGAACACAATCACTTGCAATGGCTTGCAGGTGGTTCATGCGCCAATTACTGGGACGGCTACGCTGGCGGCTCTTGTCGCTCAGATGAACACCGTGCTCTCGGCCCTCGGGACATGGGCGGTGTCGGGTGCGAACATCACGTTGACCACTTCGGCTTGCGCCAATATCGGCTTGCCGTTCACGGTAACATAATTGCGGTGTGGGTTGACGGGGCCGGGTTGTTGTTGGCCCGGCTCCGTTTCCCGTAAAGGCTACTTATGAACGAAAATGCGGACATGGACGCGCTTTACAGCGAGACCAAGCCAGTGGCACGGCCCGGTGAGCGGCCCAAACCCAAGTCGATTGATGAGCAGGAAGCTCAAGACATGGCGAAAACGGCTCTGGTCCCGCTGAAAGCTTTCAAAAATGGATGCGAAGTTGGCCAGAAATACACAATCGAAGTCGTGGCTGACCACGGCGAGGAGGTTGAGGTTAAGGTAGTGGAAGGCGAAACCGAGCCCAAACCCGAAATGGCGATGGCCAAAGCCGATGACGGCGGGGATGGTTATGCCGAAATGCTAAAAGAATGATTTTATGGCACTAAATTTAAATGCTCTGCTGAATAATTTGGTTCAAAACGCGACCTGTTGGGATTGTCTGAGCAAGACCGAGAAGAAGGAAGTGGAGGTTTATTTCCTGGCCTTGGCCTTGAAAGCCTTGGGTGGAGAAGACTACACCAACATCAACACGTTACGGCAGGGTGTAGCGTGTTACTGCGTGCCGGACGCGCGGCTGGACAGCTTCGACGTGGTGGTGGCCCAAACCCTGTGCGCGGCGGTGGGCGGGCCGACCCTGACCGTGACCGCGGCCAAGGCGGCCGTAACGTGCTGGTGCAATTTGGAAGAGCGGGAACTGCACGCGATGGAAATGAAGCTGAGAGCGCATTTGACCGCCTACAGCGCGTAACGCCAGAAAATTTGACCATGAAAAACCTGCATCCTGTTTATCGGGAGGTTCCAAGTGGCCTGTGATCCAGCAAGCCTAGTGGCGGAAAGCGACTGCATCAATTGTAGTCTCAGCCACAAACAAATCCTGGCCGCGTTGCTGTACGTGGCCGCAACCGCAGCAAGTATGAGCACAAACCCGTCAACTTTGGTGGCTGAATCGGCCTGTATCCGATGCGCCATGACCGAGAAACAAATCCTGGCCGCGCTGCTCTATGTCACGTGCGCCGGGGGCGGGAGCGGAGGCGGGGGCAGTGCCGCCCCAGATTCCATTAGTTACGCCGGGCCTCCCATCGTGAATCCGCCCGCTCTAGCTTATGTGGTCGTCGATTCTAATTACGTGCAGTGGCAATATGGGCCTAACGGTTGGCAATAATTCTAGGACTAGTACAGTATGAAAAAATCAAGCCCAATAATTTTCGTCTCTGCGTTGTTCGTGATGGCGATTGTTGTTTCCGTGCTCGCGGCGAGCTACAATTATTACGCGGGAGACTTTCAGGGTGGAGCGCGGCCATCGACCGTTTCGGAATTGGGTTCAGATGGTGGCTTATCTCTTGGAACGACTGGGCTTGTAGGCGCGGGAAACGCCCACATCAATGGCGCGGTTAATATTGGCGGGGTTACTTCACTGACTAACGGTTTGAATTTCATCACTGACGGCTTTTCTGATGGCATAAATTTTCCGCAAACGAGTCACGTTTACGAGGCCACTCTCGGTGGTGGGGTGCTGAACATTTTCGGCAATAACGGGATCATCCAATCTGGCGACGGAGGCGGCACAACCTTCCAAGACTTCATGCAAATGTCCACCAGCCCGTTCAGAGTTTCGGTTGGGGGACTGGTTTTTGCCAACGGCATCAGTAATGCGCCGACGCAAGGAACAACCAACAACGGCGTCGGGTTCTACGGCAACGGGGCTGGTATCACCAACACGCCGCTCCCGCCACAGGCCCTGACGAATGGACAACTGAATCAAGTCAACCTTCAAGGGCCGGTCTGGAACACCAACTCCGAGAATTTTTGGACGGCCAACCAAGGTTTAAATTTTTACAACTACGGCAATAACTCATGCACTATATCCGAAAACAACAACAGCCAACTCAAGATAAGCTCCTACGCCCAGATGCAATTGTCAGCAGGCGGGGCTGGCGTCAATGTTAATACTGAGGACACTTTTACGGCGACAACTATACAGTGCAACCCCACCAGCGGCAATGGAGGCATTGGCTCCTTTTGCACCATAGCCAACATTAGCTCTGTCAACGCCGCCGGCGTGACCAACACCAGCGGCATTAACTGGATCGGAAACATCACCGGAACCAGCGGAACGTATGTGCTGTACAACCGCGGAGGGGCGTCGGGTGGGACGGCGGCGGCGACCGCCGTTTGGACGAACACCATCCTGCCCACCGGCGCGTCTTTCATTTTGCCAGCTAATTGTGGCCTCCAAGTTGTGACGGGCGTGGGTGTGACAATTCAATACATCGCTTTTTAATTTATGAAAAAAAAACTCATTCTGTTGCTGTTGCTGGCTTGTTCTGCGCGCGCGCAAACGAACACGCCAGCCCCGCTCTCGCGCACCAACACCCTCAAACTGACCTGGCAATATCCCTACTCCGGGCTGACGACCAATCTCGGCTTTATCATTTACGGGACCACGAACCTGACGCTGCCGCAGACCAATTGGCCGGTCTATATGACGGTGGGTGTGATCAACAATTATCAGCAGGCCGGGCCATTCGCCAATTTCGCGGTGCCCATTGCCCCCACCAACACGGCCCTGTTTCTGACGATAGCGGCCTCCAACCAGACCGGGGTGACGGTGTTTATGACGGGCACCAATTACCCGGCGCTGGATCCGCAACTGCTGGACTTTGCCGGTTTAAACATTACCGTTACTCCGTGAGCGATGCGGACCCGACAACGAGGGAACTGGCGATTGAGATTGAGCACGGGAAAGAAGTGGTGAATCTGCGGGTGAACGCTCTGACGGCCAGGCTGGACGCTTCCGACAAGGCCATTCGGGTGTACGAAACGTCGATGCAGGAGTGGAAAGCCAGCCATAACGAATGGAGGAAGTCACTGGAAGATTCCCGGAAGGACACTTTGAGCCGGTCCGAGGTCAATGCGAGATTTGAAATAATCATGGCCCGTGTGGACTCGCAAGAGAAATCCATCAATGAAAACCGGGGCCGGGCCACCGGCTACAACGCCAGTTGGGGAATTTTAATAGCCATTCTAAGCTTGCTCTTTGCAGCTTGGCTTGTAGTGGTTGAAATGAAGAAGTAAACGAAAGGAAAAATTATGAATTACCTGATGCTGGCGGAAGTAGGCGGCGGTGGAGTAGTCAAGCAACTGCTCTATTTGCTCTTGGTGATTGTGTGCTGCTTGATCGTATGGTTTCTCGGCAAATACGCCTTTCAGGTCTTTGAAGCGCCCCCGGTGTTTCTCAAGATTTGGACGTTTTTGTTCGTGCTCATCGCCGCGATTGTGCTGATCAATTTTCTGCTGGGGCTGGGTGGGCATCCATTCCTGCCGACATGGTGATGCGCGCGCGCCCCACAGTCAAAGACGTGATGCGCGACCTGGCCTTGTTGCGGCGGCTGCCCCCGGTCCGGCCCAGCCCGCGCGCCAAACCGCGCCCCGTAGAACACCGGGGGTTGACAAAGACCGGGCCAAGAGGAAAAGTAACGGGATGAAGAAATTTCTCCATGATCTGGCCGTGTGCGGGGCGGTCTGTGCGGCCACGGTGGGTTTGATGGCCGGGTTTGAAGGTTGTTCCACCAATACCGTTACCACCGCTTCGACCGTCAACGGCGTCCTTGTCTTGGGCGTGGACGGATCCATGCAAGGTTGGGCACTCTACGTTAATGGCAATACCAACGTGCCTGACTCTGAAATTCTGGCCGTCTCCAATCTTTACAGTGCCTATTACTCCGGGGAAGTGGCCCTGTCCAATGCCTTTACCGCGTATGCGGCCAGTCCCGGCACCAACACTCAGGCGGTGGTCACAGCCGCCAGTTCGACTGTCGGAACGGTCGGAACCAACTTGATCAGCGCCATCAAGGCCTACAGCGTCACGACTAAATAATCTTATGGGAGCACTCGCACTTACAGTTTTGCAGTTGATCGAACAATACGGCCCGGAAGCGGTCACGGGGATTCAATCGCTGGTGGCCACGCTCGAAAGCGGTAGCACGTTGACAATCGCTGACGTGGAATCGGCCTTCGCGCCGCTCAAGCCTTACGCGGGTTACAACATTCGACTGGTCAAGGCCACGCCGCCCGCCACTCCCGCGCCCGCCGCCAAAGCAGCGTAAGTTATAAATTCAGGTGAATTTGAACAAGTGGAAGAATATTGATGACAAATTCCTCGTTCATTTTCGATCCGCAAGCGTTGCAAACGCAAGTCAACGCCCTTCCTCCAGCCTGGCAGCATTACGTCGTCATGGGCATCATGGCCCTGATGGTGCTGGGGCGCATCCTGTCCTCCCCCACCAGCCCCGTAACGGCCCTTAAGAGCGTGTTCCTAGGAAGCGTTCACTCGATTTTGCCCAAGGGCACTACGACCACCACGCCGTTGCAACTGCCGACTCAGACCGTCGTGGCCGCTACCACCACAAAGGCGGCAGTACTCCCGGTGACTGTCACTCCCAGCGGGCCAGCGCAGATTTCTAAGTAGGCCCATGACCCATTTTAATATCACCGTTAACGTAACCCCGAAAGAAATTGAAAAACTTATGACTTCGCTCCAAAGCCTTACAGTGGCTATCAATGGCCTTCAAACCGCCGTAGCCCTCATTCCCGCTGGCGCACCTGTCGCTGGCGATCCCGGCGCCACCGCCGCGCAAGTCACGGCAGCGGCCACGGCCATTGCCGCGCAGACTGCGATTTTGACGGCGGATGTCGCTGGCTCGACTACGCCGCCTGGAGTGCCGCTTGCGCCGACCGGAGTCGCTGCGGTTTCCAACGGTGGAGGTTCCGTTACGTTAAGTTGGACACCAGTGAGCGGGGCCACGAGCTATATCATCGAACAGAGTTTAACCTCCGGGGCAGGGTTTGTCCCCGGCACCAGCATCCCCGCGCCAGCTGCGACCACGCCGCCATCACTAGTGTCGGCTACCGTTTCCGGCTTAACCGTTGGCACGCCCATTTTCTTCGACGTTTTTGCGGTTTCGGCTGCCGGAACCAGCGTGTCGTCTGCGGAAGTTACCATTGTGCCTTAAGCAATTTGCGTTGATGACCCCGCTTTTAACGGCGGCGGATTTGGAATTGGCCCGTGAGATGGCCTACTATTCCGCCGCCGCTTATCCCACCGCGCCGTATGCGGATGGGGCGCATCTGACCCTCCTGGGCGGTGTGGATGCGGTCTGGATGGTCAACGGCCAGTTTTCCGCGTTAGTTATCACCGATCACAGCATCGTGCTCGGCGGGCGCACGACCTTGGCGGTAACGGGTACGCGCAACCTCGCCAATTTCATCACGGACGATAAGTGCGTCCAGACGCCCATTGACTACGCCCGCAAGCTCAAGGTACAGGTGGGGTTCAACGAAGGCTTGGAGGCACTCTGGCCGCGCGTGGAGACCCTTTTAAAACGTCTCAACACCGCGCAATTTTGCCTGACCGGGCACAGTTTGGGCGGCGCTATCGTCCGGATGATCTCAGCCAAGATGGCCCTCAACGATTATCCGCGGCCTGACGCGATTGTGACCATAGGCGAGCCGCGCAGCCTGAACCAATACGGGGCGGATTTGATGGATGACTTGGGACTGTACTCCCGCCGCTGGGTCAACAAGCTGGACATTGTGCCGCGCCTGCCGTTAATCACGCTGCTGCCGCCCCGCCACCTGTTCTGGCACTGCGCTCATAGCATCTGGATGGAGCCTACGGGCGGGTTGGAAGTGGACCGGCCTTGGTGGAAGAAGATCAAGTCGGACTTGGCCGGGTTACGGATGGAATGGGCATTGCGGAATTTGTCGCCTTTGACGGGGGACCATTCATCGGCCCGATACGTGGCGGCACTGGCGTCGGCGGTGCTGGTTTAAGACCGCGTTGACAAAGGGTCTCTGCAAGAGCAGGTTCACGTTATGAGTGCTCGATTATGCCGCGATGCCGTGCCGCTGAACACGCAATGTCCTTCACAAAATCCTTTTTCCAATTTAAGTTCCGAAGCAGAGGACGACCTGGATTATTTGAGCACGTATTGGGCTTATGGCCCTGATGGCGGTGTGCCGCCATTTGGCCAGCCCTGGACGGCCCTCTCTTGCGGCGTCACCTACATTTCTCAGATTTCCCAACTTGACGCGAATTTGCAGGCGGCGGCGGCGGCGATGAATTGCGCGGGTAATAAGACAACTCCGATTCCGCCCGCGACGCCGAGCAATCCAAGCGGTCAGTTGTTCTTCAACGAACCTCAAACCTATTGTGTGTCGTGCCCGTTTCCGCCTGGCGGATTAAGTTGTTTTACCGTGCTGGCTGGGCTGTTTCAGGGCATCAATCAAGCTCAGGCGAACGCCTTTGCTTATGTGCAGGCTCAAATATGGGCGGTGCAATACATGTTCTGTTTTGGGGCGTGCCCGCCACCGGGAGAGGTCGGAGTGCCGTATTTGTTCCAACTGACAGCCAGCGGCGGAACCCCTCCGTACACGTTTTCCATCGCGGACGAAGGCGGAACGCTGCCAGACGGCCTGAGCTTGAGTTCGAGTGGGCTTATTTCGGGCACGCCGACAACGGCAATGGCGTTGAACGAAATCACTTTTAGCGTTAGCGATTCAGGATTGTTCTGACCCAAAATTCATCATGTTGACGGCCACTCTGCAATGTAATTTGCCTGTTTTGGCGGCGCCGCTGTCACAAAACGACACCGGGATCGACCAGGCTGTTTATGTTCCGGCGGCGGGGGCGCACCCGGCTTTCATCGCGGGCGTGCGCGGCGGTTACGTGTTAAAATTCGATCCGGGCACTGGCGCATATCAAAGTGCGGCCCGGTTCTGTTCGCCCAATTTCGGGGACGGCGCCATCTGCTACGACTCGGACCACGACAAGTTGATTGCGAGCTTTTGGAATGAGCAAAGTGCAAAATCTGAGTCGCATGACGCGCGGGGGCTATACAAGATCAATCCCGCGACTCTCGCGGTGGAATTGTTTACTTCCAGCGCCTCTTTGGGAACGAACATTCCAGAGGCCATTCACAATCTGCTTTATTTCAACGCCACGGCAGCCGCCGCTTCGAGTAATCCCACCAGTGCCGGGCTTTGGGCGGCTGCGCCTAATTTGCGGCAGTTCGATCCGGTGACATTCCTTCCCGGCACAGTTGATCCTGGGCCGGTTGCGGCTGGGGCTTATTATCCGATTTGGACTGATTTGGCGATGGACCTGAACCATGGCAACGCTTTCCAAACCGAGCCGATCACGCAAAGGGTTTTGCAGCAGCCTGGCGCCCAGCAATGGTACACGAACACGGCCGGTTCTCCTCACGCCAACACTAGTGGCAATTTCGACGCTTACGGCGTATGTGTATTTCTGCCTCCGGCATCTTCTCAATCATTACTCAACTTCTTCTATTACTACTCCATCCTTTACATCACGACCAGAGACGGGAAAGTGTATTATTACGCTACCAACACGCCTTATTTGACGCCCACATTCGATGCATGGAACCCAATAACTTTGCCGACTTCGACTGTGACGCCGGTGGCGTACCACATACGTTACAACCCGTTCAACGGTAAGATTTATGTGCCCGATGTCGCGGGCAACCAGGTGTACGTCATCGCGCCGAATTGGGACATTGCATCAATCGTGCCGTCTCCTTACTACACGCTCACAGTCACTAACCCGATTACGGCCACCTATACAGGGTTTGATTCGCCGATAGACGTGGTTTTCACTCCATCGGGTTCTTTTGCCGTGCAACAGGGTTTGGTGGGCTTGAAACAATTTGAATAGGAAATCAAATGCTAGACAGTGCTGTTTATATCCCGCCAGACGACTTCGGCAATCCCGCTTTCATTGTGGGTGTGCGCGGCGGCTACATATTCAGATTTGACCCGGCTACTTTCGCGTTACTGAGTTCGGCTCGGTTTTGTTCTCCCAGTTTCGGAGATTCCGCCATCTGCTGGGATTCGCTCAACAACAAGGTCATTGTCAGCTTTTGGAATGAGCAAAGTTCGGCGACTGGCCGTGGTCAAACGCCTTCCACTGATACTCAGGATGCGCGGGGTCTGTATAGGATTAATCCCACCAGCCTTGTGACGGAACTATTTGCTTCGAGCGCCTCTTTGGGAGCGACCCCGCCCCAGGGCATTCACAATCTGGTTTACTCTCATCCTCTTGGCGACAACGTTTATTCAGGTTCGCCTCAAATATCGGTGTTTGATTCACACCTGCTTACCGGCACCTGTTCGGCTCCTTTGGCTTATTATCCGATTTGGACTGATGTGGCAGTGGACGAGGTTAATGGCTTTGCTTATGCAACTGATCCTATTGGTCAGGCGATTAACGTCATTGCGACCACTCCTCCTGGCGCCCTTTCTCCCATCAGCACCGCGGGTTTCAACCCTTACGGAATATGCGTGGTTCCAAACCCAGTCCCGGCTTTTTCCGCGCAACCTTGGCTCTACGTCACGTCCAGGAGCGGAACGGTTTATTGGTGGCAGATAGGGGTCAGCAGCGCGTGGACCGGAATATCTTTGGGAGTAACGTACCCCATGCCGACACCGTTGCCGTATCATATTCGTTACAACCCGGTGGACGGGCTTGTTTATGTGCCCGATGTCCAAGGCAACGAGGTGTTCGTCATCAACCCGGCCACTAAAACGGTTGTAGCCACCTATCCGACGCCGTACACCGCGCCGCTGGACTCGCCCATAGACGTGCTTTTCACCCCGACCAACGTCATGGCCGTGCAACAGGGAATAAATGGTTTGGTGCTAATAAAATGATTATCAATGGCAATGATTTAATCTTCCAGGCTTTGGATCAAGTGCAGCGCAAGTTGAAATTGACTGGCGGCACCAACGGCACGAATGGAACCAACGGCACCAACGGCACCAACGGCATCGGGGCGGTGACAACCGTGGTGGCCATGTCCAACATCGCGGCTTTCTCCGTTGTGACTTCGGACGGCGTGCCAGCCAACAGCGGCACGGTGGGGCAAATCGGAACGGTGATTGGGATTGCGTTGGCGGCCATTGCGACGGGTTTTTCAGGCCCCGTCCAGACGGCGGGCGCGGTCACAAATTTAAGTTGGACATGGGTGGCGGGAGACGTATTGTTTCTCAATGGGACAAGCCTTTCAACGATTGCGCCTAGTGCCGGATTCGTGCAGGCCATCGGCACGGCGCAGAATTCATCGACCGTGGTGCTTGATCTTGGCATCCCAATTTTACTCTGAATAATTTATGGCGATTCGCGCTCCACTCGTTCTAAATGCCGGCCAAATTCAACAGCTGCAAAGTTCGGATACGCTCAACGTGCCGATCTATTCCGGCGGCGATGTCATTGTTCAGACCAACAGCAGCGGTTCGCCGATTGTCTGCGGCACGCCGGTCTATACCAGCAGCGCCGACAATGTGGCCCCCGCTGAAGCCAATGCCGTGGGCACCACTTTCGTCATGGGTTTGGTTCAGGCTACGAGTATTGCAGGTTCGGCTTCGGGCAACATCCAGGTCAACGGCATCTTGACGCTGACCACGACCCAGTGGAACACGGCTTTTGGCACGGCGTCCGGTTTGACGCCGGGCACAACTTACTTTCTGTCGGCTACGACTGCGGGGCTGGGAACGGCCACGGCACCTTCGACGACGGGCCAGTACGTCACTCGGCTCGGCATCGCGCTCTCCACCACGGAGTTGCTCATCAACATCTCGCCACCTATTCTGCTATGACGCGCACCGTATTAGTGCTGGACAGCTTGGGCAACACGCAACAGTTGCAGAGCAATGATTGGACCCGGCAAGACGTGAGAATGGACGAGCTTGAGGCTAACTTGTCCGCGCTGGGGATGTTTCTCATGCTGCAAGGGTTTGAAATCCCGGAAGAACTGGCTAATAACTTGGAATTAACAGATACCGTTTAATTTTATGAATGTCGCCATTCTTGGACAAGTCGGCCCGCAGATTTTGTCGGACGGAACCATGCCGGTTCTACGCGCGTCGAAAACGGGCGAACTGGTCGTCGCGGAACTGCACGGCAAATACGCGGAGCAGACTTATCGCGGCAACGTGTTTTGGGCGACCATGAGCGTGGGCGTTATTTTCCCCGCGCCCGGTGCGTTCTTCGCCCTTCCCATGACCCTTACCAACCCCGCCGGGAGCGGCAAGAACCTGAATTTGATTTCATTTGACATGGTTTTCACCGCCATTCCCGGCACGCCGTTGACCGGCCTCTACGGCCTCTATGTCAACAGTCTGCCCACGGCGGCCGCCGTCACCGGCACGGCCATACCCGTCCAGCCGGGCTTGATCGGCTCTGGTTACCAACCCGTTGGACGCGCCTGGTCAACGTCCACCTTGCCATCCGCCGCGACTTTATTGCTTCCATTCGCCACCAAAGTAACGGGCGAAGTTGCGGCGGTGGTTCCGATTTTAGGCGAATCTTCTTATCACATTGATTTTGACGGGCGAGTTGCGCTGGCCCCTGGCACCTCCATCACGCCGCAAATGACCGCAGCCGATACCACCAACGCCTCGGTGCTCTGCGCGTTTTGCTGGGAGGAAGTCTTAATTTAATTGTGTGGCCAGTGATTCCAGAATAACCACGGGCCAGCTTGAATTTTCGCAAGGGATCGACAGCAGCAAGGTGCCGCTGATCCAATCCCAGGCCAATCCCAACGGTCTGCCCCGGAATATGCTCAGTTGGCTGACCAACGGCTCCTGCAGGGGAGGGGGCGTGACTCCGCGCGGCGGTTTCGAGCCTTTGGTCAAGGTCGCCCCGGCCAGCGCGGGGTTGTATCAGGGCGGTTTCCTTTACGACCAAAGCTCGCTCGGCGCGGGCGGGCATCCCTACCTGATGCTGTCCATCGGCGGGCGCATGATTCAGGTGCGGGTGGACACGGACAATTCGGTCAACGACGTGACCGGCGCTTTCGCTGACCCGGCGACCGTGGCCAAGGCTTATTTCGTTCAGGGCGTGCAATTTCTCGTGAAGCAGGCCGGGGACGGCCAGACGTTGCCGCTGTTTTGGGATGGGGCAACATTGCGCCGGTCCGTTGGTATTGGCGGGTCGCCCACCTCTGAACTGCCCGCGGCCACGGCGATGGCCTATTACCAGGGCCAATTCTGGTACGCGCAGAACAACTCCTACTGCGCCGGGGACGTGATATTCGACAGCAGTTCAGGCACGGCACCCTACGAGTTTGCCGATTCGATCTTGAAAGTAACGGAGAACCCGGTGGCCTTTGGTGGGGATGGTTTTGCCATTCCGGCCGGGGCCGGGAACATTACGGGCTTTGGCATCCCGATCAGTCTGGACATGACTTTGGGTCAGGGACCGATTTTCATTTTCACCAGCAAACAGATTTACGCTTTGACCGTGCCCACGACGCGCGCGGACTGGATTGCGGCCACGTCCACCAACCAGCCGTTGCAGGTCATGGTGATGAACGGGCAGGGCGCGACTTCCGACCGCAGCATTGTGGCGGTCAACGGCGACCTCTTTTTTCAGACCTTGGTGCCGGGAATAATGAGCTTTTTCATGGCCTTGCGCTATTTCGAGACTTGGGGCAACAGCCCGATCAGCAACAACATCAACCGGGTCATGCAGTTCAACAACCGGGCTTTGATGAACGTCGCTACCGGCATTTCCTTCAATAACCGGCTCTTGCAAGGCATTTTGCCCGTGCAAACGCCGGTGGGCATCGGCTACCAAGCTCTGGCCGTGCTGGACACCGACCCTGTCTCGACGCTCCAAAACCAGAATGACCCGGCCTGGGACGGCATGTACGAGGGCTTAGATTTCCTGCAATTGTTCGAGGGCGATTACGGCGGGTTGCAGCGGGCCTTTGCCGTCGTTCACAGCCGCCTCGATGACAGCATCGAAGTTTGGGAACTGAGCCTGGCCGACATTGCGGACCGGGCCAACACCACCGACCCGGAACGAATCACGATGTGGCTGGAAACACCCGCTTTTGACTGGTCCGAGTTCCCGCGCGCCGCCGGGGGCGGGCCGTTTGCCTGTAAACGCCTCGACGGAATTGATGCGTGGTTTGACCAGGTACTAGGCACGGTACTCATCACAATTCAATTTCGGCCCGATCAAAATTCGTGTTGGTATGATTGGGGCACCACTGAAATCTGTTCGGCAGAAAATACCTGTGCGGACGTAGTTAATCCGCAGTGTTACCCTACACAGCCGAATAATCCCGGCTACCGGATGCCGATTTGCTTTGGGCCACCCACGAATCCAGATTGTCAGCCCGGAAATAAGAGGCCAGTGACCGTCGGTTATTCTTTTCAGGTAAAGATCACCGTGAAAGGATACTGTCGATTGCGAGGTTTTCATTTGCACGCAGTTCCATTTCAGACTGCACCATTTTACCACATGATAAAGTGCTGAGGTGTTTCCAAGATTTTCGTCTCACGATGGAATGAATACAAGCGATGCTGACGTGGAATTCATTAGCTAATTGGGTTTGTTCTACATGTCCCACTGTTGGCCTCAGAACGGGGTTTTGAGCGTACCGGCACTATGTCAGGCCCGGTGGCAGAACGCGCGGTGGCGGGGCCGTGGTGTGGCTCAGGAACGGGTATTAGAGCAACGGGCGCGGCACCAATCCCATATTTCCTTTTGTTTAGATTTGCTCAGTTTGCGAAAATCGCCCGTCCACATTCCGGCTCGTTTGGCTTCACGATATGGGGTCAGGAATGGGCGGCGGAGACCGGTGCTTTTAAGTCGGATGCTCATAGAATTTCAATCTTGACCAGGACGCCGGGGCTGCCGCTGGATTTAATCTGCAAGTATTCCCATTCCAGACGCGGATCGGCGTCATCCACGCCCAGGCTGGCCGCTATGGCGTCCCGGAGCGGTTTTGCTGCGTAAGTTGCATTATCCGAGTCAAGGAGGCGCGGGCCGATTCGGATGATTGCAATGCGGACTTCCAGGCGGCGTGGACTTCGGCTGAGTACTTTCGGCTCACGCTCCAATGCTGATACCGGGTCTGGTTTGCGCTCTTGAGCTTGACCGGCACCCACACTACTAAGATCGAGGTTGCGGCGGATGGTGGATTGGCTGGCATGGGGAAAAAGTTTTTTGATTGTGGCAACATCCATAATCAGAACGGAGGATTTTCCCAATTACTTCGGGTCATTTTCGGGTTCTCTTGCTGGCTCCGTTGCTGGATAAGCCGCTGTGCGACCGCTATGGCCAGGAACCGGCGCGCGGCGGCGATATGTTTGCACTCGCGCCAGTCGGTGACAGGCTTGGTCTTGATCCGCTTCTGATGCTTGAATTGAAACGCCTCACATTGGCAGGCGCCGAAGCCGCTGAACGCGGCCAGATCGACGCGATGATGAATACCGGGCCGGGAATCGGACTCGACGGAGAACACCAGGTTCTCTCCGGTCGGCCTGACTCCCGGCACCAGTAGAGCGAGTGCGATCAAGCGGCCTTCGGTTCCGGGGCGGTGTTCATTCGGCCACCTCCGGGGCATCCACGTCTTTGACTGTGATTTTATCTTTGCCCGGTTCCAATCTTAGCAAGTGTCCGTCCCACTGGTAAACCAGCGTGTTGCTGTTTCGCATCTGGCTCGCCAGAGATTCGGCGGCGGTTTTGACCGCTTCTTTGGCGTTGTCGGCGGCTTCCTTGGCGTCAATCCAATCGACGGCAAGTCGTTCCAGAGTTGGATTGCGAACTGGTGCCACTCCCTGCCCTTTCATCTCGGGCAAGTCCGGTTGCTTGACCGTGCCCCGTCCTTTTCTGTTCATCGTTGCTTTTGGCATTTGTTTTGTCCTTTATTTTGGGGTTTCTATGGGTTGACTAAAGACCGGACTTTTCAGCAAACCAATCAGTCACGGTCAAGTGATGTTCTCCGGTCGGGAATTTAGATTTTCATAGATCCCAATCCCCTTCCTTTTCTGCTACTCCAAACTCACCAAATCGACAACGGCAACCATTCGGGTTCCAGAGACAATGAACACAGCATCCAACTAAGCCACCGGAATCGGTGTAAGTACGTTTTACGATTGCTTCACAACGCGGGCAGCGCGTCCTCCGGAACATGATATGCAGTGGTAAACATGGAACGAAACAAATCCAGACATCGGAATTCAACTCGCCTTTGCGCCAAAAAATCCCAATCCAGAAATCTTCCAGTTTCCACTCAAATCGGGCTGTGACAATCCAGTTCAAATCAGGAGTGGTAATCATACTTTAAAATTCGATCAAATCGACTCTTTCTAGAATGCGCCGGAGAATTCCTCTGCTGTATTCATCAGAAAACCCGGCCTCGATCCGTTCCACGGCGAGGTCGGTCGTGAACAGCGTCGGCAGGCACTTGACCAGGCGGACGTTGAGCAATTCAAAAAATGCTTCCTCGCTGGCCGGCGTGGACCGGCCTTTGCCGAGATCGTCCAGGAATAGAATCTGGACCTTGCCCAACGCCGAAACGTACTCAAGCATCTGCCGTTGTTCCGAAGCGGCTAGGGCCGTGACGGTCGCCCGGAAGTCAACATGGGTCAGAGCGTTCATGGTCCGGCCCAGGTTCCACTCCCGTTGCAGCAGTTTCCACATAAACCGCGTCTTGCAATGGCCATTGTCGCCCGACACGAGCAAACCGCGCTCGCCATACTTCCAGTTGATGAGTTTGGCCAGGTTCTCGCTCTTAGACCATTTCCGACCCCATTCAATGTCCTTCTGGTACTCTGGCGGGCATAAGGTCTGCCAGCTTGTCAGCCGGGCATTTTCCGAAGCCATGATCTGCGCGGCCTTAATCTTGCCAGCCACGGCATCGGCACAGGTGTTGCACCTAACCTTGCCGGAACGGGCCATACGCTCCATTGCGCCGTGGTATGGCGCGTCCTCGGATGGTATCTCGACGGCGAACATGGCGCCGCACTCACAGCAGCGGACGGGAATTAGATCGTTGGCGGGCGCGGTCATGGTTTGATAGCGAATTTAGCCCGCACATAATCCAGCGCGGCCAGATATTCTTTTTCATGTCGGGTTCCGGCATGGACTTCTTTGACTTGTGACTCAAATTTTTCGATTGAATCCAAAAAACAGCCCGCACCGATTTGGATTATTTCATTGAGAACATAGGCGGTCATCATGGCCGATCTCGAACCAAGCGGCCCAAGCACAATACACTCGTATGTCATTGTGATGCTGGCCCCCTTACCGATGTTGGCCAGCGCACCGATGCTGGCCTCCTCACCGATGCTGGCCCGCTCACCGATGCTGGCCCGCTCACCGATGCTGGCCCGCTCACCGATGCTGGCCCCCTCACCGATGTTGACCCCCTCACCGATTCTGACCCCCTTACCGATTCTGGCCTCCTCACCGATGCTGACCCCCTCACCGATGATGGCCCACTCACCGATTCTGGCCCCCTTACCGATGTTGGCCAGCGCACCGATTCTGGCCTCCTCCCCGATGTTGGCCAGCGCACCGATTCTGGCCCACTCACCGATGATGACCCCCTCACCGATTCTGACCCCCTCACCGATTCTGGCCAGCGCACCGATGTTGGCCCCCTCACCGATGCTGGCCCGCTCACCGATTCTGGCCTCCTCACCGATGCTGACCCCCTCACCGATGTTGGCCAGCGCACCGATGTTGGCCTCCTCCCCGATGCTGGCCCCCTCACCGATGATGATTTGGCGTTGTTTTAGTTCGGCAGTTAAATCTCCTTCAAACAATTTTAACAGACCATTTTTTTCCTTGAGATATATTTTCATTTCTTATTTTCCTCAAGCCACCGTGTCGTGTAGGACTGGCGTTTAGGCTTTGTCGTTTCCGCGCCAAAAAAAGCCCGGATTTTAGGCAGATTTTCGGCTATATCTTTGAATGTGGCCACCCATTGGTGCCGGTACTTGTCCCGGCCCAGTCCAAGAATCATTCCTTTCAAAAATCCTTCCACTTCACATTTCAACAACGCCTCCAATTCCGCCAAATCCTTGGCTTGGCGCGCGGCCCCAACCGGTTTCATCCTCGGGAACTGTTCCCAAAGCCGAACGGCGGCGGCGCGGGTCGCGTCAGAGATCGGGTTAGGAACGGATTTCTTCATGAGCATCATTCGCATCCAGATCTCCGACCGCGCCCTTCCGGGCATGAAACAGGTTCCGGCGCGGCGGGTTCAGTTTCTGTTCCAAGTCCGCAATCTGATCATGTCTTTGAAGCGGTTTCCTGCCATAACATTAGAGTTGGATAAATTTTACTTCTTTGACGTTTTTAAAACCGGCATACGCGGTTGCGTCTGGCTCAAGACAAATCGCTTGGTCAATAATGTTTTTTCGGACAAGCTGAATCAAGCGATCAACAACGATGACTTTTTTATCAGGCTGGAAAGTTGCAAGTTCATCAAGAATTATTAGCCGAATAGGTGCTAACGATGCGAGAGCGCAAGCAAAGGCCACATACGATAATTTTTGTTCGCTGTCGGAAAAGCATTCGTGCGTTATCCAGCTACCGAGCGGGGCCGTGAATCCCGGCCTGGCCATGTCCAGCTTGGACACGCGCCGGCCCAGGTCGCCCTCGACGAATTCCAGCGGGCTATTGAGCATCCCGTCCGTGAAATGGCGGGCGGTGGCCAGGACGGTGCTAAAGGCAGTCTCTGTCGCTCTTTGCTGCTCATCCACAACAAGTTTTACGACCGACTTTAACACATCCGCCCTGGCTTGATTGGTGACAAGCTCGGCCTCAAGTTCCTCGCGCTTGGCCATGTCCCGCTCGTAAGTTTGTCGCAGACCTTGTTGCGACTGCAAGGTCGCGATTTTGGCTTTGAGATCGCGCCGATCCAAGTCCGTATTCGGCTCCGGAGCGGCAGCCGCGCTCAATTCCGCTGCTAGACTGTCCCGCGCCGCAATAGCATCGGCAATGGCTTCCTTGTCCGCTTCGAGCGCGGTCTTGGTATCGGCCCATTCCTGACTTTGTAGCCGATTCTCTGATTCGGTTTTGCGCATCTGGATGACAAAGCCTTTGAGGCTGGTCGCGTTCGCGCCGGCGTCGGTGTGAATGGTGGTGAGCGTGGCCAGCTTCGCTTGCAAATTCGCTATTTGCGCGCCGGCGGTCTTGACCGCCCGGTCTTGCCAGCCTTTCGCGGCCGATAGACATTTCGGGCAATGCGCGGCCACCCGCAAATCGCCGATCTCCGTTTGCAGCGCGTTAATGGTCGCGGTCAGATGCTCAATCCGGTTTGCGGCGTTTCCCTTCATTTCTAGCACCGTTTGCAATTCTTCTTCGATATCATCAAGGGGCTGCGTCGGTTTGAGCTTGGCCATATCGGTAGCCACCGTCGCTAATTCGTTCCCGATGAAATCCAGCAGAGACAACACCGGCGTTTGCTGGTATTTGCGCGAGTAAGCCGCGAGCACGTTATTAACATTGTCCAGGCTCCGTTGCTTCGTGGCCCGGTCGGTCTGGTTTCCGACCTGGATTTGGGCCAGGGCTTGCCGGGCCTGCTCAAGTTCGCCGGCAACATCAGCGGGCTTGGAAGCGGGCAGCGTGAAACCATTGACCTTGCCCGCGGCGATCTTGGCTGTGTCGGCGGCGATCTTGGCCTCGACCTTGCAGCGATCAACCAACTGGGCAGAGCCGGTCATGGTATCAACCCATTCCGTCACTTCCTCGAGTACGGCCGCGCGCACTTTGGCCGGCATAACCTGTATCTCGTTCAGTCGGGTCTTGATCTTGGCGGGCAAATCCTTGCCCGCGCCGGGACATGACGCAAATATCGTCGCAATCCGTTCCGCGCCCGTCAACGCGAAGAAGCTCCTTGGCTCAAGTAGCAACGGCGGCATGGCCAAGTCCGGCGGCACCCCGCCCTCGACGCTGATCTTGCCCTTGGCGTCCCGGCTCCATTTCCAGTCCACCTTCCGGCCTTGCTCAAGCCCAAGATGAAGGCTCATTTCCCCGGCGCTATCCGGGTTCCCGGCCAAACACCAGATGCCTTTGGTGCCAATCGGCGGCGGGAGCGAACCGGCCAGAGCGAGGCGGATAGCTTTGGCGACACGAGTTTTTCCCATGTAATTCCCGCCTAAAATTAAGGTCACGGCTCCAAGTTCGTAATCGAAATCCGAGCCTTGGAAGTTCCGACCTTGGACAGATAGGATTTTCATGGCTTAATATGGGATTGAATCATCTTCTTCCACCGGCGGCGGCGCGGGCTTGCCACCGGGCCGGGGCGGGGCTGCGGCAGAGGCAGGGGCAGGGGCAGGGGCAGGGGCGGCAGCGGCTTGGGGGCGGGGCGCGCGTACACGAATGCCGCCAGTGATCCTGCCGCCGTACACGATGTTCGGGTCATCGTACAGCACGATTTTGCGCCCCGGCCAATGCTCGGTTTCGCGCGAGCCAACAATGTTGGCGATCATTTCACGGTTAACCTTGTTGCAGGCCAGCCCCTTATCCACCTCGGCGAAGAAAATCACCGGCTTATTTTCCGGTGAATCATCTTGGCGGGCCACGTTTTGGACTTCGATTTTTGTGATGGTGACAAGGATGCCACGGCCACAGTCTTGTTTCGTTAAGTATCTGCTTTCGCTGAATTGGTCTATGTTCATATTAAGTTCAGGTTCATGTTTTGTTTATCCCCGCACCCGCCACAACGGCGGATCAGGAAAGGGTTAAATCTTCTCTCTCAGCACGGCCTCGAACACGGCCCGCGTCGCGGCGTGAACGCCTTCCGGGGCCATCAAGAAGCCGCTGTTGTCCGCTGTATTTGGCGCTACGCCGGTCAGCACTGCGGCCAGGCAACGGTCGTAAAGCAGCACCAAAGCCATTATTCGCGCGGCATCGGAATTGGGAATGGAACCGGGAGCGACGAGCGGCGCAACTGCCGCTTTTGGTCCGCGGTCAGTTGTCGGGCCGGGTTCACCGCTCCCGGAAATGGGACCTGGAGCGATGAGCGGCGCAGCTTGCGCTTTTGCCCCGCCCTCAGTTGCCGAAGGGCTGGTTCGAAGTTCATCGCTCCCGGAAATTGGTTTCGGCTCTGGCTGTTTCACTTCCGCCTCGACCCAGTGCAGTTCGCCTTTAGCCGTGAGCCGGAGCAGCTCCTTGGCATCTACCTTGACCCCGAACAGCCGTTTGTGCTCGTTCTCGGTCGAGAGCAGGCACAGGCCCTTGCCAACGGCGCTGGCGGGCACGGCGGGCTTGTTGACAATCTCCACCGCGACTTCGGCCCCGGCCTTGTCAGTCAGAATAAGCGTCTGGACGCTCCAAGGCCGCTTCGTGCCGTCCGGGTTGACGGCGATGTCGGCATAATGTTCGCCCACGGCTTTGACCACGCCCCGGACACCGGCCAGAACCGTGCCGGGCGCGAGCGTGGGAATGACGGAGATGGGAGTTAGGGTCATAGGGTTATTTTTCTATTGTCAGCAAAGCTAGCACTTCCCGACGCCAATATCTCTGAGCACCAACTTTGGCGGCGGCGAGTGTTTTGAATCGGTGCCTTTTTTTTGTCAAAGAATTGAAAATTTCTCCGCAGTGACCGCATCTGTCAGGGTTTGCTCCCCAGTACTGATACACTCCCCATTTGAACGGACGCCTCGGAAAGCATCTACCGGGTTCATACACACAAACAACTCTGGCTTCTGAGCATGTCTCACCAAACCAGCAGCCGGATGAAGCAAGCACCCATCGCAGAGGTTTGACTGTAATTTTGCTCACTTGGAACCTTCTTGTTGCAGGGCCAAAGCAATGAGGCGGCGAATCCAATTTTGTACGTTCAACCCTTCTTTTTTTGCCTCGATGCGGACCAGCGCCAGCGTTTGCGATTCAAGTTTCAAATGAACTTGTTTTATCTTCATGCACCCGAAGATACCGAACGTCACAAATAACGCAAGAACTATTTTTCGCTTTTTTAGCATCCCCTCTCAAATCCCGTTCCCGTAACGGCTTGCGACTGGAAATAATTTCAATAAAAGCCTGCCTTGTTTGGCCCTGGTACAATTCGTTTCTTTTTCTTGTGTTTGTGCTTCCCCTTGTCGATGTGCTCGGTTTTGCGACTCATGTAGTCCGCGTATGATTTCTTCGGGCCGTCTGATTTGGCTGGCATGATTTATTTCCTTTTGAGGGACAGGTAATTGTCCCGGATTTTGTGTCGTTCCGCCACCGCCGCCTCATAGACCTTCAACTGTGCGTGGTCGAGGCTGTCCATGAACTTGCGTTCATTGGCTTTGCTGCCCGTGAACCTGGGCGGGGACGGGTGACCTTCGCGGTCAAGTGGGTTCAACACCTTGTCAACTTCCTTTTTGGTCCGGGTCAGGCGCAACTTATCGTAGGCGGCCTGGGCCTTCTTGAGGTCTGCGCCTCCAAGGGCGTCCCGGAGCGGGTTATACACGGACGGGGCAAACGTGGATTGCAATTCCCGTTCGTATTCTTCCTTGATTTTCGGATCATCACTCTTGCTGGCCCAAGTCTTGGCCATGTCCCGCGCCTGCATGGCCGCCGTCTTGGCCGGTTCGGTCTTGAATCCGAGCGAGCTTGTGATCTGACGTTGCACCGCGCCCGGTTTAGGCGGGTCAATTAAGCCGGGCGCAATTTTGCTGCCGATAGCCCTGGACCCCTGGCTGACTGAGATTGGGACCGGCACAAGTTGAGTGGCGGCTTTGACGGCGCGCGCCGCCGTGCCCACCAGCTTTTGGTTCGTCACCGGGTCTTTGCCGGTGCCCATCACCATCATGGCCCGGCCAAGGTTGCCCAGTTTGTTCTCCGCAATCTGAGTGGCGGCATCGGCCACGGACGGTTTTTCGCGGCTATACCGCAATACGTCATGCGTGATCTCCGCAAAAACCGACAGCGGCGAAATAAAGAAGCCCGGCGGTTTACCGGTAATATCCGGTATCCAGGCGTCCAGTTTGTGACCTTCCTCCTTGTTTTGGAAAGTCAACTGGTGGCGGGTGGCCAGGTTCAAAAGTTGTGTGCCAATGAAGTAAGCGGCCAGCCCCGTGCCCACACTTTTGCCCGCCGTGCCGATGTTGAATCCCTTTCCCGTCGCGGCGCCATAAGCGGCCTGCCCGATTTGTTTGGCCCCGCGCATTTCGCCCCGCGCCAATCCTTCCACCCATTGCGGAGCCAGAAAGAGAATCTGATTAACCGAACGCACAGACGGATTCTTGAAGATGGACTCCTTTTGCAGATTGCCAAACAGCACGTTCAAGTCACTGGCCACTTTCCGGGCCACGGCGGTTCGGTCCAGGTCCGGGTTTGCTTTGGCCACGCGCTCAAATTCGACCAGATACGATTGTGTTATCGCGCTGCGCGTCATTTTGTCGAACACCCACTTTTGCACCGCGCCCGTCACCGGGAAATCCTGCAACCATTGGCGATAGATCACGTCCGCCACCCGGCCGGCGTTCAAGCCGTTCTTGACCCCGAATTTGACCGTGACAATCCGGCTCTCGGTCAATGGCCGGCCCTGGACCTCAATCGTGCGCGGTCGCGCCGCCCAATCGGCCATGTCCTGCGTAATGACGCCGTTCTGGACGGCCTGCGGCAGATCGCGCGTTTGATACTCCACCAAAGCCAGACCACGCTTGAGCGTGTCGCCCAGGATGGCTTGGTGCGTGATGGTAGCCGCCCGTTGGAGCGTGCGGCTGACATGGAAGGTGTCCAGGGCCAGCCCGATATGTTTCTCCACGGCGGCAAGGTCTTGCAGGGTGCCGACCACCGCCGATTCCGCTATCTGACTGGAAGCGGTCAGGGCATTGACCAGCCGATGGTAGCCGGAGTGCATGGCCACAGCCATGCCCGGCATGATCTCCATGCGGTTGTAGCCAATCGGGACGCGCTCTTGCATGTCAGTTGTGCCATCGGGCCGTTGCACCTTGATTTTGGGTATATCCGTCACCAACGGCTTGCCGTCCGCCGCGTCTTTCATGGCCCGCATCTGATCGAAAAACGCTTTGCGCTGGACGATCTTCTCACCCTGATACACTCGGTTCTCCACCAAATCGGCAATGTTCAGCGTGCGCGGCACAAACTTGGCTTGGATGGCACTGGAATAATCATCAAATGACTTGCCTTTCTGGAATTGCGTCGAGACGCCGCCGCCCTTGGAATGGCCCAACACAACCGGCCCGGTCGAGGACGTGAGCAAATCAATGTCATGCCGCTGCGGGACGTACCAATCCTCGTAAGCCACATTGACCCCGGCCCGAACATCGCGCTTGTATTGCGAATCCAACTGGTTCTTGGCCCGTTCCGCCAGCGGTTGCAACTCGGCAAAATGGGCAATGGCATACTTCACCGACTGCGCGGCTTTAATGGCGGCATTGGCCTCGATTTGTTGCTTCTGGTTTCTGAACTGTTGCGCGGCGGTCTGCAAATCGGTCAGTTGCGCTTCGAGGTAAGCGCGTGGATCGCCCGGATAATACCGCGCGCCGCCGGGTTTGGGGACAAGCGGGGCGGGACCGCTCATCTTCATGGCCTGCATGACAAAGGTGGTCGCGTTCAACTGCTGTTCAGTGCCCCGCAGCCGGAGCGAGTTACCCGCCGCCTGACCAGTCATGCGCGGGATGTTATCGGCGGCATTGGCCAGTTTGGGCAAGTCAACCTTGATGGCGTGCCGGGAAAAGATTTGAGCGATGCCCCGGCCAAAATTGGTTGTGGCCCGCTGAATCCGGGCCAGCGTTTCGTTGCCGGGCTTCAAGCCAAGAGCTTCCTGGTCAACGCCAATGTCATGCGGACGGGCCGCACCGGGGCCGGTGGGCAACGGAGGTTCACCCGCGCTCATGGTGGAGCCGGGCGCAAGACCGGATTGCGGCTGGACAGGTTTTGGCTGACTGGGATTGGCCTCCGGTGCGGGAGCGGGTGCAGCCAATTCCTTTGATGGAGTGACAGGCGAAGTCTTAGCTTCTTTTGCCGTCAACTTTCCAACCGAATCTTCCAATGCCGACGCATATTTTTCATCTGTCCAGTTGAGTTTGTGCGCATTCAGTCGCAATCCATTCAGAAATGACGAGTCTAGTCCACTCAGCGAAAACAATGCTGACTCAGCCTCTTGGATTCTATTATCAAGCGGCGTCATCTTTTTGGCGCGACGTGGGGCTTCCACCGAAATTGTTCCAATCGACGGACGTTCCTCCTTCCCCGTCCCAGCCTTCACAGCGGGCGGGGCTTCGGCGAGCTTGGCCTCCGGCGCGGGCGCGGCGGCAGGAGCGGCAATCTTTGGTTGCGTTCCGCCGTGCCGATTCTCCAAGACATAGATTTCCCTGCTGAGTCTCTCAAACTCTTGACCGGCGGCCTTGTCGCCGCTCAACCATCCCTGCTGGTATTTCAATTTTTCTTTGGTCAAGGCATTGCGTTTGTCGATTTCTTCTTGTGTCCAGCCTGATTGATCTCTGTCGTGCTTCGCTTTCCTCTCTAAAAGCAGCTGTTCTTCTTCTTCACGAGTCTGCCCAAGCGAATTGCGCGGTTCAGCAGAGGCGGGCGGTACAGACGCTGGAGGTTTGGCTGCGGGCGCAGGCGCGGCCTCGACCGGCTTTGAGGGTGTGACAGGCGCGTCCGAGGTTGTCACATTTTCGGGCTTGACCTCGACCGGCCCCGGAACGGCCCGTGGTGGAGCTATGGCGGCCACCGGCAAGGCTTCTGACCGGGGCGGGGCCAAGGCTGGCACTTGCGCCGTGGTCTCTGCTGGCACGGTGCCGGGCGCGGGTGGCGGGGCAATAGGCCGTGGCTGTGGCGGGGCTGGCGGCGACTCCGGGGCCGCGACGGGCGTAATGTCCTTCACCGGTGGTTTGGGCACTGTCTCCGCGGTGAACGGCACGGGTTGTGCCCGTTTCATCGTTTCCAGATTCGGTTCCGTCTTGGGCTTCAACACCTGCTCCATCTTGGCTTTGGCCGCCTGAATCTTTTCCGACGCGGCTCCCGTGGGCGCACTCAGGATGGCCAATGTGTCCACAATCGCGCTACCAACGTCCCCTGTCACCGCCGCGGCCATTTCGCCGGGTTGCCTTTGGGCTTTGGGTGTTCCAGCCACCGTGCCGGTCGCCGTGCCCAAATGCCGGATGTTCGCCGCTCCCGCAATTGGTATGGCCAGCCTGCTAATGGCTCGGCCCGCCAATCCAGACTCGCCCAAAATCGGCCCAAGGACGCCTGCGCCGGTCAGAACAGGAGCGGCAACCTTCCCCACCGCTTCCGACACGCGCTCTGCCCCTTGCAGCCACGGCGAGATGCCTTTCATGTCTTTGGCATCAAGCTGAGGACGGATGGCTTCAAGGGACATTACATCACCCGCACTGCCAACCATTCTACCACCAACGTCTTTGAGCGTTTCGCCAAAACCTGAAAGAGTTGGAAGTCTTTTGGGCGGGACAGCGCCAGCCGATTCTTGTTGGATTCTGGACTGGCCGAAAGGATCGTAGGGAGTTTTGACGCCGCCAAGCCTCGATATTTGCGCCGGAGTCAGCCCTTCCGGCGGCGGTGGAACAGGCGCGGCTTTGGGCGCCGGTGTGGCCACCACAGCGTCACCCCAATCATTTGTCGCTAGTTCGGCCACCGCAACATCGCCCCAATCGTTCGTGCTCGGCATTATTCGCCTTTGGTGTAAGTCTGGCCGTCCGGCCCGATATACTGCGTGCCCGGTTCGAGCGCGTCCCGTTCTTCCTTGCTCTTAACTTGAGGATGGTTCGGGTTAGCCCCCGGCGCGACGGCGGGCGCAGCCGGATTGGACAACGCCTCGATTTCATCATCAACACCCTTTAACTGGGCCAAACCTTCTTTGACAACTTCTTGCTGGTCAGCACTTTGCGGAGTTCGCTCTTCAAATTCCCCCGCCAATTCTTTGCGCTTGTCCAGTAAGGTTTTCAGCCTTCGTTTCGTGCCCGCCTCAGTTTCCCGAAACGATTCCTTCTTCGCGTTAGCCTGGTCTATTCGGCCCTGCCGTTCTTCTTCTCGCGTTGTGTGCGCTTCCTCGAATGTTTGATGCGGTGTCAGAGACGGCGGGGCCAGCAACTTTGTCGTCTCGGCCCGCGTGTGGGCCAGTTGCGCCTTCTGCAAGTCTGTCGGTTGCGCGGGCGGCTGTTGCAACTGCATCGCCTCGCTCATGCCCGTGCTGCTCTTGAACAGCAACGGCGCCCACTTCGTAAAGGCCGTGGCCGCCGACATCCCGCCCTGCAAATCGGTTTGGTAGCCGCGTTGTGCCATCCATTGTTCGCTGGCCGCAATCGCTTTGAGGGCCTTCTCGACACCCACCTGTTGCATGGTCTGCTGATAAGCGTCGCCCATGTCGGGCAGAGTCGCCCCGCCGTAATTTATGGGCACGGGTGGCGGCGCAGGTGGTGCCGGCGGCGGCGCGATGACGGTTGTGCCCGAGGGCGGCGCGATGCCGGCCCCGGCCCCGGTCGCAAGCTGGCCCATGTCGGGAGACGGCGCCAATGAAGGGAAATCGGCCATAACTCACAGTCCGCCGTACTGATTATACTGATCCTGCAAATCTTGCTGATCCTGCTCTTGTTGCATTTGATCCGTTACTGACGTTGGCCCCGTGCCAAGGGGATTATACAAATTTGACGGGTCCTGCGCTTGTGCTTGTGTGCCGACGTATTGTCCACTCTGGTCAACCGGAGAGTTTATTCCATAACCCTGTGGCACGCCTGGATTCGGGCCTGAAATCCAGTTTCCTTGCACGTCATAATAACCCGAAGCATTCGGATCAGCCGGTGTCGGTGCCACCGGAGTTGGCGCCGCCGGAGTCGGTGCCGCCGGAGTCGGATTATAGAGCGTGGACGGCTGTGTGGCCGTTCCCGTCACCCCGCCCGGATTGGTGGGATTGATGAACAGGTTCGGGATGTTGCCTTGATTCCCAGTGGGCTGAACTTGAGGCTGGGCCGGGTTGGGCAGGTAATTGATCGGATTGATGGGAGTTGGATTGCCGACCGGAGCTATCCCCACTGGCGCCACCGGATTCGCCACCCGATTTGAGCTAATGGCCGCATTCAAGGCACTTTCGCCTTGACTGACTTGACTCAAACTGGTCAAACCTAGGGCTTGCATCAAGCTGGCCGTAGAATTCTGACCGCCCGGACTGCCCGTGGCCACGCCCCGCTGCGCCGCTTCCTGATCGAGCAAAGTCACCACGTCAGGCGGTAATTGGCCTTGAAGCGCACTGCTAATATCGGTGCTGGCTTGCGTTTGCAAACCGGCCTGGCCCGGAAGCGGTTGCGCCAGATTGGCTGCGGTCTGTCCCCCCAACGCCGCGGCATTGGCCGCTCCCTGCGCCGCCAAAGCCGTTTGGTCGGCTCCCGCCATGCTGGTGTTCTGCTGCGTATTCAACAGCGTCCCAAAAGTGGTCAGTGGATTCGGCTCGTACGGAGAAGAGAGTACATTACCTTGAATGTCCGTGTAAGTTCCGGCGTTGAGTGCGGCTGACATAAAATTTATTGAAACTGTCTTTCTAATGGGGCTGACCCGAACACACTCACGCTGATGGCCGGCCTTTCTCGTCCCATAGCATGGTCGAGTTGACCGAATAAAAGCGCGATAGCTTTAGCGTGCTTTTGCGCCGCAAGCGCGGCTGATTTTGTGTTTTCCTGCGATTCCAAACGAATCGCTTGCACTTCCTCAATGAGCGCGGGGATGTTTCCGATCAATAAATAATCTGAATCTGAACTTACTGGTGTGAACTCCAATTTGCACTGCGCCGTCACCCGAATCGTGCCGTGCCCGGCTTGGCAATGCCGATCCAAGCCACCAACCAGGTATTGCCGGTAGGCCGCGCTGGTCTCGCTCGGTTCCATGAAGCTCAACGGCGCGCTGGTCAGCGCCAGCGGATCCATTTGCATGATCGTTACCGGCCCGTAGGTGCCATCCTTTTCTATCCCGGTGATCTCGCTGAACTGGTTCAGGCTCAGAATGAAGGGCTGGGCCAAAATCAGGCTCTCCCCGGAAATGGTCCGGTTCGTCACCGGGTCGGTGCCGAGAATCACATTCCCGTTCTGATCTCGGCCTTGAACGATGATGGTCCTGCCCACGTCACGGGCATCGGTCGGGAACACCTGGATTTGCTGCGGAGTCCGGGCCAGCCGGCCAAGGGTCGGGACATAATCGCGGTCGTAGGCTTGCAACACGCCGCCATGCCTGTGCTCGTGGTGGTCTTGCAAACCACGCCCAAAATCAAGAAACTCGAAAAATCCATTTTGAATTGGCGTTGGATGATTGCTGACATCCATCACGATTGCGCGCGCCACACCGCGCGGGCAAGTCAAATAGGGCTTTTCTCGTGAGACGTTAAATCGAAATTTCGCCCATGCTCCCCACCAACCTTCTTCCGGCGCCATTGGATCGTAAAGCAGTCTTTCCGTGGCCGCGTTCAAGATAGCCGCTTGGGCAGGGATGTCCGCGTTGCAGAGGCCGATCAGATTGCCGACACTTTCGGCGTAACCCGCCAGCCGGGTTCTGAAATCTCTGAAACAAACTCTATTCATTTCTTGACTATTCCCTACGCCTTTTGGCAGGATTAGCAACAAGAAAGATGCGCCGCCGGGCCTGTAACCCAGCGGCGCGAAACTAACTATGAGCTTCGAGCTTACGCCCGAGTACTTGGCCAGTCAACAAATAACGGCAGGGAATCCCGCCATTGATGGTGGGAGGAATTGCCGCCCTTGACAAACTGTGTTTTATTTTCTGTATTTGAATAATGACAGTGACGGTCCAATTGAAACTGATGCCCGATGCGGCGACCGCCGCATCGATGGAGGCCACTTTGCGGGCGTGCAACGGGGCGGCTGACTGGCTTTCGGAGCGCGCCTGGGGCAACCGGAAATTCGGGCAGTTCGCTTTGCAATCCGCTTTCTACAAGGACATTCGGGCAATGTTTAACATCGGGGCGCAGGCATCCTGCTTGATCTGCGCTAAAGTGGCCGATGCCTACAAACTCGACACCGAAACGCAGCGGACCTTCCGACCTTTGGGCAGCATCGCCTACGATGTCCGTAATTTGAAAATTCACATTGAGAAGCGCGTGGCCTCGATCTGGACCATTGACGCTCGGTGCAAGGTTCCATTTCAGTGCGGCGATTACCAGGTTGATCTGCTCCGCAAAGGTCTGATAAAGCAATCCGACCTCGTGCGCCGCCGGGATGGCCGATGGTTCCTGATGGTTTCTGTGACGCTTCCAGACACCGAGGAGTTGAAAGTGACCGACATTTTGGGCGTGGACCTGGGCATCGCTGTCATAGCCGCCGATTCGGACGGCAACAAATACTCCGGCTCCAAGTTGAATAAAATCCGGCACAGGAACAAATCGTTGCGCCGGAAGTTGCAGCGCAAAGGGACCAAGTCGGCCAAGCGGCTGTTGAAAAAGAGGAGCGCAAAAGAGGCTCGCTTCGCCCGTGACTGCAATCATGTTATTTCCAAGAAGCTCGTATCGCTGGCTAAACGCACCAACCGCGCCATTGCACTCGAAGAACTCGACGGCATTGGCCGGAGGATAAGGGTTAGAAAAAGTCAGCGATACGGGTTGCATAGCTGGGCTTTCGCGCAACTGGGCCAGTTCACCCGTTACAAGGCCGCGATAGCAGGAGTGCCGGTGATCTTCATTGACCCGCACTATACATCCCAGCGATGCAGCCAATGCGGCCACACCTCCAGAGCCAACCGCAAAACGCGGTCGGAATTTCTCTGCCAGAAGTGCGGCCATGCGTCCCATGCGGACACAAACGGTTCGCTGAACATTAGGGCCTTGGGCCTGGACGTTCTGCGAACGGGCGCTTTCATACGCCCATACGCGGAGGCCACTACCTATGCCAACTGACATGGGCTTATCCATCTGCAATCCCGCCGTTCACGGTGGGTCTATGAAAACGAGGCTATCCCACCAAAACGAGGCTCTAGGATGGCTCAGGCCGTATCTGGAGTGCCTGGGTAAGTGTCTCGTAAGCCATTCCTACCCTGCCCTGTTCCAGTTCCGACACCGCCTCGATGATGGCCCCGCGCAGCCTGTCCTCGGTTGTAATCCTGACCAGCGGCAGGCCCGCCGCAGCCAGATTTTCGTTCAGGCCGATGGTGGCCGCGAACCGTGGCCGGTCCTCTCGCGCGTCTTCCTGGTCCTGGGCCAGCACCGCCGCATCTAATTCCTCCCATTCTTTGGTGTTCATAGTTTGATTTCTCCTATCTGCCGTAAGCAGAGCCTTTTTGCGAGCACCGCTTGTTTTGCCGTCAGAACCGGCAATCCGGCCAAGGCCCGGCCAATGGCCGCGTCCACCTTCGAGAACCCGGATCCGGCCTCGTCCAACCGCTTTAATTCAGCGTGAATGGCCAGATTTTGCTCTGTCGTCATCAGCAGGGCTTCTTCGGCTATCTCTTTCCGTTTCCCAATCGGTTCATGGCGGGCCACCAAGACCGGCTCGGTCGCCCATTCGCCCGGATCCGTGTCCAGGGCTTTCTCGATGATTTCCTGTTTGGCCAAGATGGTTTGAATTATCCAGGCGTCGATGCTGCCTCTGACAACCAGGTGTTTGATGAGCACGTTATCCCGTTGCCCGATGCGATGGATGCGATCGGAGGCTTGTTCCATCTTGGCCGGTGACCAGTCAATTTCGATGAACGAACAAAGCCGCGCCGCCGTCAGCGTAATCCCCTCCCCACAAGCCCGAATGCTGCCGAAAAACGGCCCGCATCCAGGCTCGCTCTGGAATCGGTCAACAATGGCTTGCCTGTCCTCTGCCGGAGTTTCCCCAGTGATGGCCACGCTGCCTGGAAAAGCCGATCTTAAACCAGCAATTACGTCCGAATGGTGCGCAAAAATTACCTGTTTTACCGAAAACTCATCCAAATCCTCTTTGATGGCTTCAATGGCCGCCGGCAGTTTGGCCAGCGCGGTTTGATGACGCACCTTGGCCATTTCCGTGAAGGGGATGTTGTGCGCCGCCGCCAGCGCCTTGACGGCCGCCTTGAATGCATCGTCGCTCTCCAATGCGCGCGCCAGTTCAATGCCGGCCTGGGCCTGCTCAAGCTCGGCTGCGTAGCGGCTGCTGACGGCGTTCTCTTGGGCCAGAGCCGCCCCCATTTCGTCCCCTTCCAATTCCACCACCACCCGCGTTTTGGCCGGGAGTTCTCGCAAAACTTCGGCTTTGAGCCGCCTGATGAGCACCCCGGTTTCTCTTAAAATTATTTGGAGTTCATTCAGGTTGCTCGCCCCGGAAACATCCATCCCCCACCCATTACTCACCATCCCGCAATACCGTTTTGCGTAACCCCAGTACGATCGCCACCGCGCCGGGTCCAGAAAGTTGAGCGTGGTAAAGAGTTCAATGGGCCGGTTCTCTATCGGAGTTCCAGAACAGCACAACCGATACCGGGCCCTCAACGGCGCCAGGCCAGCCTTTTTGTCGCCCATGATGGCCTTTGTCCGCTGGGCCTTGGGATTTTTACACGCCTGGCTTTCGTCCAGTATCACCAAATCCCAGTCCAGCATCCGCATCCGCTTCGCCCATTTAGCTGCTATATCGTAGTTGGCTATCACGATTTCCGTAGCCGGCCACCTCTGCCCGCTGGCCATGCCGATCTCCAATTTGCGCACGCTCCATCGCTTCATCTCTCGCGCCCAAAAATTCTTTAAACTCGCCTTGGTGAACACCAGCACCCGCTTGATTTCAGGGTTGCAATTCATCACCCCAACCGCCTGACATGATTTACCTAATCCAGGTTGATCACCGATCAAGACCCCGCCTTCGCCCCGGCTGAATTTCCTCACACAAAATTGAATGCCCGCCTTCTGAAATGGGTAGTATTTCAACCCCTCCGGACAGGGCGGCTCAAAGTCACCCACCGGCGCCGCCGCCCGGCTTAACTCCGCGCTGGCTTCTCGCTCCGCCTCAACCCCGGCCCCAAGCGGCGTCCACCACGAGGCCATGAAATTTTTTGATTCTTTGGGCCATGTGCCGATACTAATTCCAGCGGCTTTTAATTCTGTTTTGCGATCTCTCCACAGACACCAAAAAGCCTCTGTAACAGGGGCGCTGCGAACCTGGCGCCGCAAGTTTGGAATCTCCCGCGGCTCTGACCAGGGGAGAAGCGAAGAAATGTCAATGGCGGTTTGTGTCATACGCGCGGAAGGCAATCCTAAATCCATCGCCGTTGAGCCGCCTTCTAATCAGTTCGCGAATTTGCTTCACGTTGCATCCAGCGCGTAAGTAATCTGGCAGAGCTGCAAGAATGTCATCGCATTTCTGTAGTGCTTCCGCTTCGCCTTTTGACAATGGGGTGTAAACGCTCATACGCCGGGATGATCTTTGGCCCAGTCGCGCAAGTAACGGCCAGCGATGATTTTTTGCATGTATCCGCCGTTGACCGCCAGCCATTCAAGTTGCGGCTTGCTGGCCGCTTCCCAATTAGCCGTAAACCAACCCGGCGTTGGATCCGGTGTTACGATTTGCGGCCCAAGAACCATGGACATTCTACCTTTGCCTTGACCCCACCTCGGGGGCCATTCCCCACGCCACCCACAGCCTTGCGTGTGGCAGCGCACGGTTCTTAGGATTTTCACTCCACCCAGGCCATCATCGGTGGTGTCGCGCCCAAAGTGCTCGCCTGAGCACAGAGGGCAAACAAACGGCAGGCTTGGCCTTCCGCCGCGTTTTCCGTTCTCACGAACGGCCCGCGCCTTGGCGGCCGATTTCGCCACGCCGCCAAGGCGACCCAATGCTTGCGCGTGCTTGTTCATGGCGTCTCAGTGGCGCTTTCTTCGCCACGGATAATTTCTATGGTCAGTTCATTTTCGCGAGCCGCCGCCAACCCCCCTTCGTAGCCTCTCAGCCATTTTCGGAGAACTATGCGAGCAAGTTGCTCGACCGGGAGGGTAAATCTGGTGTGCTCCAACACATCCGCCATGCCGCACCCACCATCCGAGGTGACGGTGAGAGAGTTACCTGTCGCCGTCGCGTGCGCCCCTGTGCCAATGTCAGTTATAGAGATTTGTGTTTTCATAATTTACCAATTTCCAGGCCCATCTGGGCGGGTCGTATCCACGGTCGGGCGGGCGTCGGCAAATGTAGGCTCAAGCCCATATACATCCGGGCCAAGGTATTTATGGCCACGGAAGTAATCCGATATATTCACGCCGTCATTACGATCTGGCCACCATCCTTGGTGGACGACCTCGACATACACCAGCGATGGGTCAATCCTTGCCACTTCCCGCGCCTTGGTGGCGGATATTTCATCTTGCGCCGCTTCAACCGGGTCAGCGTATTTTCGCAAGGTCAATCCGTCTCGCGCCGCCAGACGCATTGCGTTCTCGCCGTTTATTTTATAGATTTCGTTCATTCCGCGGCCTTTCGGCGCCAGGCCAGCCAAGCCTCACTGATTTCGTCGGAATCTCTATACTCGAGCGACTCCAACCCTTGCTTTCCTGTGGCAGGGTCTTGCGCCCACGTGTCGGTAATCCGGTACCGTCCGCAGTAGCAGCATACCTCAGTGATTTTGAACCCGCCTCCATGCCCCTGCACGCCGGGACTCTCTGCACAACCTCCTACCACACTCAGCGGCGAGACCCAATCATGCTCGCCAGCCCAGCAGTCCGCTACCGTGGGCGGCACCTCAATCGTATGTCTCTCGGGTCCTCCCTCTGCACTCCCTTCCTCATCCTTATCCTGCCGCACCACGCAAGTTACCCATGTTGTCTTGTCCCCACTGCCCCAATCCCCTGTATCTACCCATTTTTGGCACGCCGCTCGCGCCGATTCAGCCTCAATTTCTTTTTCTCCATTCCCGTCCGTCACTCTGTATGTCATATATTTTCTTTCATTTCCGCTCAAAATTACCATCTCCTAACCCACGCCACAAGCACCGGCCCCAGTACCAACGGTAACCAAAACCATTCCTCAGCCAGCGACCAAATAACTCCCCATCTCGCTTCATGCTCATTGTCCACTTCTCGCTTCATGCTCATTCTCCCCCCCCCATTATTTGTTGCCGTATAATGTCAAATCCCTCTTCATGGTCCCACACGGGATCCCCATTGGTTTCAATCACTTCACGTCCGTCCACTTCGTACAACGTCATCCGGTTGTCTCCTACACCACCGCTCCCAAGCTTTTTTATCCCGCGTCCTCCGCAGTACTTCCGAATCCCTATACTTGTTATTTTGTTAGTCTTCATTATGTTTTTATTCTTGGTCCAAATATATCATTGTAACCGACAACGTCAACCTTTTATATCGCTTTATTTTTAACCATTCCCTCCCGGTTTGGCCCTCTTCTTGCTCTGTACTATATATATACCTTGTCTCTTGACCTTCTCTCTTCCCCTTGCTACCTTCCGTCATGACTTGGTCATCTCAAGAGACTATCGCACGTAACCAGTCCACTCTCCATCGCGCTCTTGTCTCCGCAGGACAACTCCGCAGACATGCACGTAACCGTGCCCTGCGACAAGCCGAAAAAGATCGTCTTATAACCGAGCGTAACCGCCATTTAACCCTCCCAGAATCCGACGCCGGCCAAATCCTGGCCATGACCGGCCCAAACCCTACCCCAGCCATGCTCCAAGCTAGTGCCACCGCCCTGGCCAAACTGCGCTCAGGAAGGTCCGGTTCCAGGCCCGGTAGGCCCAAACCCGGGCCCGCTCCAAAGCTGGTCCTGACCTACGATGAGCCTGTACACGCTCCTGTTCCTGCCACTGCTCCTGTCCCTGCTCTTGCTCCTGTCCCTGTTCTTGCTCCTGTCCCTGTCCCTGTTCCTGTCCCTGTCCCTGTCCCTGCTCCTCTCATGCCCAGTCTCAAGCCTAGACCAGATCAGTGGGATGATTAGAGCCTGACTCTTGCTCTGGTCTGTTCTGTTTTCCGCAGACCAGCTTCGCTGGACTGCGATGTTGATCGCTCCCGAGCTTCGCTCTCTCGCTCTCAACTGTTGTGTTGGTCTCTCTTACATTGTTCCATCATGAACATTCTAAGGAATCTCTTGTTTTCCAGCCCTGTCCCGGCCCCCGGCAGGGGGGGGACCGCGCGGGACGCCGGCGGGACGGGGTATGAGCAGCCCTTTTACAGATAGGAAAGGAAACCGGATGAATTTGTTATCCTAAAAGCCAGGGGGTGCGGGGGGGCGTAGCCCCCCGCGTACCGGGGACAGGGCCGGGAGCAGGTTTTGTTTTGGGGGATTTGGGGGGAGAACGACTGTACTAAAAAAACCGGAAAAAAAAGCAGGAACAGGACTGGGACAGGGACAGGGACTGGGACTGGTTTAGAACCTGGATTTGAATCTGAAGCTGGTTCTGTGTCAGGGTTAGAAGCGGGGCAAGAATCGGATCTGGGCATGGCACTATCCCCCGTGTGGAGGACAGCCAACTCATTACCGGCAGTTTATCTGCGCGGGCCGCGGGGTTACGTGATCGCGGGAATTTGAGAAGAATCCTGGCTTACGCCACGCTCCGCAACAGGGTGACGTGTCCAATCCTGTGGTGGGACCAAGCTTTGGGCTTGGCAACGGTCGCTCGGCTCAACGTGTCTTTCTGTTGAGTCTTGATGAGCGCATCCTGGGTATTCGTTAACGAGTGGCCCCCCAACCTGCTCGGAATGGGGTACGTGGGCCGCGTTGGCCGATGGGCCTACTGTGCGCGGCGCCGGGTTTAACTCGCCGACCTTTGCTGACTTGATCGGATTATAGGCGGCGCCGACTTGGGCGCGGGCCTGTTGAGGGGAGATGCCCTCGTACATGCCGGGGCGAAATTTTCGGATTCGATGAATTTCTTTGGGACTGAGCCTGAAATTGCCTGGGTTACGATCAGGGAGAGGGGTCAGGCCGGCATTGGAACGGAGAGCGGGCGGGGCTTTCCAATGTTTGGCCATGTGAGGGTGTTGAGCGCGCCACGCTGCCAGGCGGGCTTTGCGCAATGAGAGGAACTCTCTTTGGGATAAAGGTTTGCGGGTGCGGTTTTCGCGTCTTACTTTATCCCAATCGCGGGGCATCAGAAGGCCCTCCGAACAATCAGAGTGCCAACCAGTGGTAGTTGCTTAGGCTTCCCCCCGTCACATGGGGTCTGGTTGGCACTCTGATAGTTGAACTGTGACATTCCTAGCATGGTGCAAATTAGATTATGTCCTGAATTTTGTCCACAGGCGTTTATAGAACAGGTTGGGGCTGTGTGCAACAAAAATCTTCAATTATTTTTCCTTGAACCAGACCTCGAAGTCTTTGAGGACGCGGCGGATTTGGCCGGCTTTGGCCAGCAATTCGCAATGGCTCTGGCAGATATTCTCCGGGATGCCGGAGATGCAGGCGATGTATTTGGGCTGGAAAGAGAGGCCGGCGGCGGCGGAATTGAGTATGGTCTGGATGGCGATGGAGTGTTGGTTCATACACTGTGATTATTTCTACGAAGCTCGTTTGACATATTCAATCCTTTGAATATATTAAGCGAGTGAAGTTGACTGTTCAAGTGAAACTTTTGCCGACGCCAGAACAATCGAAGGCGTTGCGCGAAACTCTGGAGTTGGCGAATCAAGCGGCATGTCGTCTGTCGGAACTGTGCTGGGAAAAGAAGGAGTTTCGCCAGTTCCCAATGCACCGTTTGTTCTACAAACAGATTCGCAGTGAGTTCGATTTGTCCTCTCAGGTTGTTGTCCGCCTTAACTCCAAGGTTGCTGACGCCTACAAGCTGGACGAGAAGACGCAACGCACTTTTCGCAAGCACGGCAGCATTTCCTACGACGCTCGCATTCTTGATTTCCAACTTCCTGCCTCGACCGTGAGCATCTGGACTGTGAGAGGAAGGTTGAAACATATTCAGTTTGTCTGTGGCGAGCGCCAGCGTAAGCTGCTGGAACTTCCGAAAGGCGAGAGCGATTTGGTTCTGCGTGACCGCAAGTGGTATCTCAACGTGACCGTGGACGTGCCAGAGGAACGCGAACAGGAAGTTGTTGGCTGGCTTGGCATCGACCTTGGACTGGTGAACCTCGCGCAGAGTTCCGACGGGCAGACATTCGGTGACGCTCGCAAGACAGCCGGTATTCGCGCTCGGCGATGGCGGCAGAGAAAGCGACTTCAAAAGAAAGGCACGCGCAAGGCCAAGCGCATCCTGCACCGGCTCAGTGGACGGGAACAAAGATTTATGCGGGACGTGAATCACGTCGTCGCCAAACAGATTTGCGGTGTTGCTAAACGCACGAATCGAGGGATTGCCTTGGAAGATTTGAAAGGTATTCGTTCGAGGATCAGGGCTAACCGAAAGCAACGCCGCATCCTGCACTCGTGGGCCTTCGCGGATCTCCAAGCGAAGATTGCCTACAAGGGCAGGCTTATCGGAGTGCCGGTCAAACTCGTTGACCCTCGCAACACCAGCCGGACTTGTCCGGCCTGCGGCAGTGTCAGTAAGAAGAACCGGCCCACACGCGATAAGTTCGCGTGCCAGTCGTGCGGGTTTACCGCCGATGCCGATACCAACGCAGCGGGAAACATTTCTCGCCGGGGTGCCTTCAATCACCCGCACGTAACGGAAATTAGTTGTGGCAAAATCCATGACCGTATCCAGTTACAATCCCCATCCCTTCAGGGAGGGGTAATTGAACTTTAAATATAACGTGTGGTGGCCGGAGGGCGCGTCTGCCCTTGAGATCGAGCGCGAGTGCATTCGGCAGGGAGGCCGCTGGACGGTCAAAGGCAAGGAGCGCGGGGCGGGGTTGTTCGAGCATTTC